TATGTGATTATTATATATATATGTCTATGTTATATGATAAAGAAGTATCTATTATGGGTTTTAGTAATCTTACTGGTATAGATAATGATACAGTGACTACATGGAATAAAGCGGATCGGCTAAGCTCCTCGAGTATGAGGATATACAAAAAACTTTGTGAAAATCGCGAAGAATCGCTTTCCAATAAGCTTGTAACGGGTAACAAGAACCCTGTTGGCGTAATAGCTGTATTAAATCGTCAATTCGGCTGGGCTTCTCCATATACGAGCGATTCCAACAGGCAACAGCAACCGCTTACAGCTGCACAGCTTCCAAGATTAGATATACAACCACAAGATATAGCACAGATAGAAGCAAAACCACAAGATATAGTTATTGATAGTGTAAAAACAGAGTGTACTTAGCTTTTACATTCGGATTTCCTGTTTTATTTGTGCAATTTGACGATAGAAAAACGGCAGTAGATCAGCTCTAACAGATCAGCCGGCAGGGGGTGGGGGTTTGACAGGACCAGGAAAACACCTCTACTAAGCACCACAAACATTTTTCAAAACAAAAAGCCCTATTATATATAATATAAATATATAGAACCATTACACATACACATATAATAAATAATTAAATTATATAAATGTAATGCATATATGATTGTTATATATAAGGGTTTTACAGATAACGGATATATAGTTATGTAAGGAGTGAATAACCATGAATGAAGGCTACGGAACAGCATTTTGATTTCTAAAAATTTTCAAAAAAATAAAAAAGGGTTGATTTAATGGGAGATTAAAGATGAAATTGTTTTCAAAGCGCAAAAATAAAAATTCAGAAATTGAAAATCGAGAAGTACGAGACAACAAAGAGGCTGAACCTCGTACAACAATTATTCACTCACAACGCATTTGCAAGGGACTTCTTTACAGCACAGAAGATTCAGAGTTAGTTGTTTGTTGGAAACATTCGGATTCTTGTGAAGAAGATAAAGCTGCGTTATTTAAGACAAAAAACGGAAGATGGTTTCGTTGCTTACAAAAAACAAAGAAATATGTGTACTTCAACCTTGATATATGCAAATACATTGTTGAGGAAAAAAAGATCAGTTATTCAAATATTATTCCAATCAACGAAGATTATGCAAAAAGAACGGTCGGCGATTATGACGTTCAGAAGTATATGGAACTGTGGGGAGACGAGGTGGAAGAAGCATGATTAAAATAATTGAACGTGGGAAATATGAACAAATTAGATGTAATGGATGCAACGCACTTTTAAGGTTTAATTGGGCGGATGTTTCTGATCGCTGGACGATTAAATGTCCTTGCTGTCAAGATGATATTTCTGTTCGTAGCAAACTGTATGGAGAAGAAGCATGATAACGTATCGAGACATACACCGGCTCCGTTCTACAGGATATAAGGTGTGCAGAATCACAGATCGAATTTATCTGGTGTCTTTGTACTCAAGGCAAGAATACGACGGAAACCCGGTATCAACGATTGAAAAGTGGATTTTATCTCACGTGTACGTGATACGGATAGTTAAGAGGTGGATATGATGGGTTTAAAAAACAAAATCTATAAAATGAAAAAGTGGAAATATATACCACCTGTGCCGGTAGTTCCTGAAGGCTTTGCTCCGAAGCATGTTGATATTGAATCTATGGTAGACAACGTCAATCATCCGTCGCATTATGAGACAGGAAACTTTGAATGCATAGACGTAATGATTGAAACGCAAGGTAAAGAAGTTGTGATGGACTTCTGCGTGTGCAATGCCTTTAAGTATATATACCGTCACAATAACAAAAACGGCGTTGAAGATATCAAAAAGGCTAAATGGTATCTGGATAAATATATCGAATTGGCAGAAAAATAAAAAAGCCGCTAATTTGCGACTTAATTATTTTCAACATAAGATTTCAAAATGTATATCACTAGATTGGAAAAAGATCGACCTTGCTTTTTTGCAATTGCTTCCAGATCAACACGTAATTCACTTGGAACACGAACTGTTATTTGAGCATCGTTTTGCTTTTGCTTTTTAGCCATATATTACACCTCCATAAGCATAATATAACATAAACGGATAAATATTGCAATGCAAAGCAATAAAAAGCACTGCAAAGCATTGCAAAGCATTGCAATTTGTGATATAATACCCATATCAATTAAAGATAAGGGGTGTGTATTTATGATTATAGGCTATGCGAGAGTGTCAACCAAGGAACAGAACCTTGCAAGACAGTTAGAAGCACTGAAAAATGCTGGATGTGAAAAAATCTATACAGACAAGTTATCCGGCAAGGACTTTGAAAGACCGGACTATCAGAAAATGATTGCCAATTTAACGAGTGACGATGTTCTCATTATCTTATCTATCGACCGGCTCGGTAGAAACTATGACGAGATTATGGATGAATGGCGAAGAATCACTAAGACGATCAAAGCAGACATTAAGGTTCTCGATATGCCGCTACTTGACACGACTATCGGAAGAGCTGGCGACTTAACAGACACATTTGTGGCAGATCTTGTTCTGCAGATCTTGTCATATGTCGCTAATCTCGAACGTGAGCATATAAGAGAGAGACAGGCAGAAGGGATTGCCATCGCGAAGAAAGAAGGCAAATACAAGGGCGGTACAAAGAAAACTGTAGATAGTGAATTGCTTGATAGCAATTTGATTCTTTACCGGTCCGGTAAGATCACCAAGTCTGCATTTGCGAAGAATATCGGTGTATCACGACCGACTTTAGACAGGATTTTGTCAGAATACGCTGCATAAGCGTTTTTATGCTCTATCGCCAAAAGGTAAGGCACAGGACTTTGACTCCTGCATTTGTTGGTTCGAATCCAACTAGGGCAGTTTGGATTCTTAATGTTTTTCATTTTAGGATCCTCCTTTCGTAACCCACTAGCGGAAAGCTGTTAAGAGCCGTCACAAGGCTCGGTGGGTTTTGCCGGTTGAATGCCGGCGCGTATAAACCCCTTTTATCCCATGGGGAACACACATTTCTCCTTTGCGCATTTCCACTCCCCAAGAGGATGCGCACACGAAGCATAGATCAATGGCAGATCATACGGTTTTACACACCCCACGTTTTCCCGTAAATTCCGGTTCGATTCCGGGTGCTTCGTATCTCACAACCTGCATACCCAGGAATACGTTTTGACGCAACAAACTATTTTTTATCGGGTTGTGAGTGTAATATCTTGTCTGATTCTATGTCACTGATTCGCGGTGCGTGACTAACGAACAGTCTTGGATTTTGCGCGGTGTTCACGCGTGCGCCACACAATTTCGACTAACCCGCGGCGAAAAAAGTCGCTTCGACATGTAGTGTAATTGGCAAGCATAATTCGCGTATTGCGATATAGGTGGAGTTCGAATCTTCCGTGTCGATTCCCTTGCAAAGGGACATTTTTTGTTTCTCCCAATGACGTGGAATCCAACCATGCACATTTTCGGATGTGCATACCGTAACAGGCGGTATTTATGCCGATATGGGATAATGGTATTCCAATGGCTTGCTAAGCCATCCAACAGAAATGTTGTTCGTGTTCGACTCACGATGTCGGCGTTTTCGCATGTAAACCGAAAAGGGAAATAAGTTGTTGGTTATCTGTATTTCTCTAAAACCATCTACATGTGAGTTTGATGCGTGGCGGAATAGGTAAACGCTAATCAATGGTTAAGAAAAAGGTATGCGGCAAGAATTGCTAGTAACAAGTCCGGTAAATAGCTGTAAGCAATTATACCTATAAATCTGTTAGAAAATACAAATCCATTTATCCCTAATTGTAGGTGCGGACTAACTAACAGAATTTCATGTGTGGTGCAAATCCACACCGCATCAAGAGTCCGGTTCATTACCGGATAGGCAGGCGTTGCGGTATTCCCTGCCGAATCAATAAAATGCTGATATGGGTTGCTTGACAGTCGAACATGGACAAGTGGTAATAAGTGGTCGGATGATACTTTCCTATATCAGAAACCGTACACGGAGAAGCGGCAACGATTGGCGGTGTTGCGGCAGACTGTAAATCTGTTCCCACGTGGTAAACATTATAGGTTCAATTCCTATCTTCTCCATTTACAGCAAACTAGGTTCGCTACCGAAAAGCACGACCACGGTGCCTGTTTGCTGGATTTTATTATGTGGGTAGCATGTATCACGGACATGCATGATAATATCTGGTGGAGGTATTGATTATTATGGCAGATAAAAAAATTAAAAAAGCGTTAATAAGAGAAGATCTTCTTACTATTACAGGAGATTACAGAAAAGCAGTTATTCTCAACCAATTTATTTATTGGTCTGAGAGAGTTGCGGATGCTGACAAGTTTATTGAAAAAGAAAACGAGATAGCAAGAAACAACGGAGAAAATGAAAGAGAACTGTTTTTTGGATGGATATATAAAACAGCTGATGAACTTTCAGAAGAGGTTATGCTTGGATTGTCTGCGAGCCAGATCAGAAGATATATAAATGATCTTGTATCTATGGGATTTATTGATAAAAGGACAAACCCAAAATACAAATGGGATAGAACAATGCAATATAGGGTAAACCTGGTTAATATTGCAAAGGCATTAAAGAAAAATGGATATCCTTTAAGCGACTATAGAATAGAAATTCCAAATGATGAATCTCCCATTACGCATGGATGCGTAATCAATGACGCACAAATGCATAATCAAAACGATTCAAATGCGCAAACAATACCATATAATACAAATATATATTACAATACAGATAATACATCTTATGCTTTTCCTAAAGGAAAAGTTAGTTCATGCTTTTCTCCCGAAAAGGCGGTCGAGCAAAGCAATGTTAAATATCGAATTGATGATGTTCCGAACCTTGTTAGTCGATATGCAGAACCGAACACGCTAGGAAGCCGAATAATCGACCTTAGAAACATTATCCTATATTTTATCGACAGGTACAACGAAAATTCAAATACAAGGCATATAGACGTATCAGAAAGTGCAATTAAGAGTATCGTCGATGCATATTTCCATCCGACCGGCAAAGTAGTTGATTGTGAAGCAGAAGATTATATGTGGATGATTGATGATTACTTTGCAACCGACTACAAGATGAATGGCAGGCGCGTATCTAAGAGCTTGCAGCACTTCTTTTCCGGGAAGATCAGAGAGAATATTTACATGAAACGGATATAAGTGAAATCACGAAAAGGAAGTGGTTATAAATGATTGGAATTATAACAAGCATTGCAAAAATGATAATTATAATAGTTCTATCAATTCTAAGCTGTTTAGGAATTTGGGTTTTCTTTACTGGAGATAAATCGAAAAACGAAACAATATGTGATGGAGTGGCTGTGTGCATTTTGCTTTTAATGTGGATTTTAATAAGTGTGAGTTGAATTTTTAAGGAGAGTGGTAGAAGTGGACGGAATTGAAATGATAGAGAACATTGCTAAAGACATAAGGAATAGAGAAGATAAAGAGATGGCTATGGCATTTACGAATGTTATAGGTGCGTTGCTGGCGGCTAACGGAGTTACCGTAGAAACTTCAAAATATAAGCTTGGTAACGAAGAAACACAAGATAAAAACAAATACATGATTGAGAAAGAATACGGAATCATTATTGAAGGACTTGATTTTGCGGAGCATGACAAAGAGATCGTCGATAAATTAAATTACGAAATTCTATATCTTAACAGGTTTACAATCGAATTGCAGAACAGAATCGACAAGTTGAAAGCTGACTTAAAAGAAGCGAGAGAAACCAATGGCGTAGTTCTTCCGGCTGAACCGTTGGACGTTGTAAAAATCCTTGCGACAGAAACAATGCATTACACGAACAAATTTACAGGTTTGGAAACAGAATGCAGAAAATACGGAATTAAAGACTTGGAGCAGATTGCGGAACATTTGCGTATTTATTGTGAGTGGAACAAGGAAGATGAATAAACAAATGCCGGAGGTGGGAAAATTCGTTGCACCCACACACCTTATGGGTTAAAAGAGATGCAGTAGAAAGCGACGGCTTCCCGGCATTTTGATATAGGAGTGAGAGATATGTGTGATTTGTGTAGAAAAATAGTTGATGTTAAAACAGGATTCTTGGATGCACTTATGACGCAAGAGGATTTTATTGCGAATGAAAACGGAACAATTTTCTTATACATAAATACAGGAGACAGCGGATGTCCGGGAACAATGGATATAAATTATTGCCCTATGTGCGGTAGAAAGCTGGTGGAAGAGTGAAATTTACGGGACAAGAACGTGGCGTTTCATATGAAACTAATTTTGAAAGAATGGAAGTTGAGGTAACAGTCCGCAAAATTAGCACAGGAGAAACAGAATCAGTTAAATACCATTGTTTATATCCTCCTGTTTTCGGATATGACAAAGATGATATACGAAATATCGAGGAAATAACTGATAAATTGATTGATAAATATGGGGTGGGAGAATGAAATGTGAAAAAGAATGGTACACTTGCGACAGGTGCGGTGTAGAAATAAACGAAAATGAAAGAAGCATGTTTCTAAAAAGGGTTTATAGAATAAGCGGACTCTTAGTTAGAAAATATGCTTTTGAAAGAGTGAATGCCTTTGATTTATGCCCTAAGTGTAGGAAAGATTTTGAGAGGTTTATGAGGAATGAAAACACTAATTAAATTCATCAAGAATCTAAAATCGTTTTATAGATTCTACAAAGATTATGAATATAACGGTGCTGAATGCGAGTTTATTATCGAAAACTATCAAAAAGTATTATGCAGCAGAACAAAAACAATGAGCAAACCGACATATTATGCAGATGCTATTATTCATTATATTGACGAATGGTACGAAGATTCTTGGAAATCCACGTACAAATGCGACCCGATTGAGGTAGAAAAACCAAAAATCATGATAACATCTGATGGAAAATTTGCAGAGGTTTACATTGATGGTAAAAAGGTAAGATGCACCGATATGGAATTGCATTTTATCGGTCATTCAAACCAAAGCCCAATGATTAAAGTTAATGCACGTTGGCATAAAACAGACGAAAACGGAAAAACAATTCTGAATGAGAATAAAAATGCCATATTGACAGAGGGAATAAAGATAAATTGCTGATTATCAGCGGAAAGGGATATATTATGAAAAAATTATTTGTAAGCGTACCAATGAAAGGCAGAACAGAGGAAGAAATCAAAGCAAGCATTCAGAAGATGAAGAAAATTGCAGAAATTTACGAGGGTGAGGAATTAGAGCTTATCGACAGCTACATTGAGGATAACCCACCTAAAAACAGCAAAGAAGCTATATGGTATTTGAGTGAGAGCATTAAGAAACTGGCACAGGCAGATGTATTTATTGGAATACGTGAGAGTTTCGATTGGAACGGCTGTCAGATCGAAAGAGAAACAGCAGAAAAATATGGCATTAAAGCATACGCAATTCCGGTAAGATATGTAATTGATGATTATAATGCGCTTCTGAATAAATTACATCCGTATTGCAATGAAACAATGCAATTTTAATAAAAACATTACCGACCACAGATTGATTGTAGTCGCTAACCTTAAACAATTATAGGCAGAGATTTCTTTTCGGCATCTCTGCTTGAATGAGCGGAGGTGCTTTTCTTTATGGCATCTAAAGAGTTAATCAACACAGTAAATCAATATGACAATTTTATAAAGACACATCTTGTCGATGAATCCGTAATATCTGCCTACGTAGAAGCCTGTAAGGTAGCTATAAATGGTGAAAAGGATATTGAGTATGGGTTACAACTTACGAAGATATCTAAGGGAATTATAGAGCAGTTCTGCATGAAACAAACAGGCGGAACTATATGGGATTTAGAGAAATATGCACAAGAACATAATACGCCATATGACCTGATAGACAAATATTATGAACTTCTAAAATTGGAAAGCTATTACAATTTCGAGAGCTTTATGTATTACATGGAGCGTAAACGTAATTGGAGCAAGCGGTTTTATTATCCAAGAAGAAAGACTTTGAAGGTTGTTGTAAATGACCTTGAAGATTTGGAAAACAGAAAGATCAAATTTTACGGCTTGTCAATGCCATCCCGTGTAGGAAAATCAACAATATGTATATTCTTCCTTGCTTGGGTTGCAATGCGTAGACCAAATAGCCACTCTGCAATGGGAGGACACTCTGGAATCCTTGCAAAAGGATTTTATAAGGAGCTTATGAATTTGTTTTCGACAGAAGAATATGCATTTGATGAATTATTTTTCTTTTGGAATCAAGAATATGCAAATAAATCTCTTGTAACAGACAAAAGTGCGGATGAGTTTACTATTACTTTGGGTGATCCAGATAGATTCGCGACGGTTACTTGCCGAGGCATTGATGGAACATGGACAGGTGCGGTCGATGTATCAAAAGACGGATATTTGTACGTAGATGACTTGGTAAGAGATCGTGAACATTCTCTTAGCCCTACTCGAATGGAAAATACGTATCAAGAATATCTGAATAAGATGGTTGACCGTAAAAATGACGGAGCAAGGGAGCTGATGGTCGGTACATTATGGAACGTTCTTGACCCGCTGGAACGATTACGAAAATCTTATGACGGAAATCCAGAGTACAGATTTAGAAGAATACCAGCACTTGATGAAAACGACGAAAGTAATTTTGATTATGAAATAAATGGTTTTTCTACTGCATACTATAGAGATATGAGGGAGAAACTTGATAAGGCTGAATGGGAAGCTAAATTTATGCAGAGACCATTTGTGCGTGAGGGATTGCTTTTCCCGACGGACGAATTAAGATATTTCAACGGAATATTGCCGGATGGAGATTTTCGCCGTATTGGAGTTGTGGATGTTGCATGGGGCGGCGGAGATAGTCTATCAATGCCGATTGGTGCAGAATACGATAACGGAGATGTATATATTTATGATTGGGTATTCAATAAAGGGGCAAAAGAAGTTACATTGCCTTTGGTGGTAGGAAGAATCATTGGGAACGGAATAAGGCAAACACGATTTGAGGGAAATACAGGTGGAGAATTATACTGCCAATATGTTGATGAAAGGTTGCAGGATCAGAAATATAAATGTTCGTGTACAAGCAGGAAAGCGCCGAATAAAGTCGAAAAGCTATCAAAAATTATAGCGTATTCCGGAGACATCAAAAGGAAATTTATTTTCCTTGAATCAAAAAAGGTTACACAAGATCAGTTACAGAAAGATGCAGAATTAGGCGTTGTTCGATACCGAAGAAACGACGAATATCAAGCGGCTATGGACGAATTGACTATGTTTGTATCAATTGGAGAGAACAAACATGATGATGCTGCCGATGGACTTACACAGCTTGAAATGTTTATAGAAAATCCAAATAATCTTGCAACGGCAACAGCAACGGCAAATCCGTTTAGGACAGGAGGCTATTAAATGACAACAGCAAAATACTTATCGCAAATCAAAGAATTTGATATTAAGATTGACAGGAAGATTGCAGAAAAAAATCGGCTACGTGAAATTGCGACATCTACAGGTGGAAACGGTGATGGCGAGCGAGTGCAAACTTCTATTAAGCGTGACAAGTTGGGAGATACAGTTGTGAAGATTATTGATACGGAGAAAGAAATCGACCACATGATTGATGTTTACGTGTCTAAGAAGCAAGAAATTATTAAGCAGATCGACCAAATGGAAGATATGGAACAGTATGAGATACTGCATCTGTACTTTGTGGACGGATATAATATCAAAGAATGTGCAAAATTTAAAGATTGCAGTACACGAAAAGTTGATTTGCTCAAATCAAAAGCGATGAAAACATTCGAAAAAATGTTTGGAAAATTATATCATGCGTAAGTTTGCGTACATTTGCGTTATTTTGCGTATGTTTGCATATTGTTTCGCTACAGAACATATAGTATAGTTAAAATGCAAATGTTGTCTAAAGACATTTCAATTTCTTTCACAGAAAAATCCTTGGAAAAGCATCGTGACGTTATCGCGGTGCTTTTTTAGTGCAATTTTTTAGGAGCATAGGATGAAAAGTAAAACAATTTACTGTCCGAGGTGCAAGCGTAAAGTAGGCATCTATGATGGACGGTCAACATTCACAATGACATATAGTTGCCGGAAGTGCGGTAAAAGAGTTTCGTTCAATCCGGCATACAACGAGATAAAGATAAAAGACAGACCGCAAAGAGAAGTTTCAAGCGGAGTAACAATTATTTAGGTATGGAAGAATGAATAACAGAATGTATCTCCAAGACCTTGTTCAAGGCCGATATGGAAGAAAAATTGCATATACAAGCGTTGATAAGATAACCACAGATAATGTTGTCAAAGTCATTGGAGAATGCATTGGAACATTTTACTACAACAAATCTGTTATCCGATATCTTTGGAATTATTACAAGGGAGATCAACCGATTCTGTATAGACAAAAGCTAACAAATGAAGATATCACAAACAGAATCGTGGAAAATCATGCCTACGAAATTGTTCAGTTCAAAGTAGGACAGACATACGGCGAGCCGATTCAATTCATTAGCCGAAAGGATGATGAAGCAATCAACAAGGCTGTGGATATGCTCAATGATTTTATGGCAGATGCAAACAAGCAAGAAAAAGACATCAAAGCTGGTGAGTGGCAATCCGCAACAGGAACATCATTTAAGGCGGCAAGACCTAAAGCAAATTCAGATGTTCCATTTTTAATTGTTGCACCAACGCCGATGAATACTTTTTCAATCTATAACGATAGCACAGAAGAGCCGATGCTTTCCGTTCAGGAGTTAAAAGACGAAAACGGAAATTGGTATAAATTAGCATTTTCTGATACGACATCTTATAAGATTCAAGATGGGAAATTGATTGAGAGCAAACTTCACACATACGGCGGAATACCGATTGTTGAGTTTCCTAACAATCACGAAAGAATTTCCGATATCGAGCTTGTTATTGGTATGCTGGATGCGATAAACAATATGCAGTCCAATAGAATGGATGGCGTTGAACAATTTGTGCAGTATTGGATAAAATTCGTGAATTGCCAAATCGACGAGACAGAGTTCGAGAAAATGAAGAAAAGCCATGCTTTGACAGTAAAGTCAAACAATGGAGATAATAAATCCGACGTCGATATTATGACACAGGAATTGAACCAAACACAATGCCAAGTTGCAAAGGATGATATATGGGATAATACACTATCTATTTTGGCAATACCGAACAAACAAGGAAACACCGGCGGAGATACACAGGGAGCGGTTGAACTTCGTAATGGCTGGGACTTTTCTAAGACAAGGGCAAAACTGAAAGACCCGATTGTCAAATCGGCAGAAAAACGACTTGCAAATGTTGTGTTAAATATCCTTAGAGTGAATGATAACGACCTGAAACTATCAACAAGAGATTTTGATGTACAGATCAATCATAGCCCACAGGATAATATGTATACAAAGGCACAAACACTTACAGTATTGTTGCAAGCTGGCATACATCCGCTTATTGCAATAGCAACAGTTGGATTGTGGGGAGACGCGGAAAAGACATTTAACTTATCAAAACCGTATCTCGAAAATCTGTACAAGACTATTGATGATGCAGAAGCGCAAAAAGCAAAGGCACAAGAAATAGTAGATCAAATGAATAAGAAAGATAAAGCAATTACTGAATAATCGGTAGTTGCTTTTATTTTTATAAATTCGCAAAGCTGTGAGCGTATAAAACAGCAATGTCACTCGGTGTCGTTGCACCGTATAAAAATTCGTATGACATGTCGGAGGTAATTATGACAAGAGAAGAATTGATCGCTATGGGAGTTAGTGACGAAAACGCAGACAAGATCATGGCAGATTATGGAAGCTCAATTCAGAAAGCAAATGCTAAAGCTAATGAGTATAAAGCAAAGGCTGGAACGGCTGATGAATTGCAGAAAAAGCTTGACGAATTAGAAGCCGGTCAGCTGACGGAAGTTGAGAAAGCAAATAAAGCTTTGGAAGCGGCAAATGAACAGATCGCAAAGTTACAGAAGGACAATGCAATTAGAGATCAGAGAGAAGCCGCAATGACTAACTTCAAGATTACGGCTGAGCAGGCAAAGACAGTAGTCAAGGACGATGGAAGCCTTGATTATGAATCTCTTGGAAAGATTATGTCCGACAAAGAGACAGCCGCTGCACAAGCAAAGGAACAGGAGATTGCTAAGAAACAAGATGTACCGGGCGGTGGAAGTGCTGGTGGCAAAGATAAAGATAAGACAGCAGATGTTGAAAATGCAGAAAAAATAACATTTGGCAATCCAGCATCTAATTCAGAAGCAAAAAACAGTTATGTGATTTAACAGGAGGTAGAGACGATGGGAAAACCAATCGTAAGAGATTTTTCTCAGGAAAAAGGAATTTTGAAGTTTTTTCCGTATGAAGGCGCAGCGTGCCTTGTAACACAGGCATCCGTATCAAGCCCGGACGAAAACGGAAGAAAAATTGTAAAAGCTGGCACGCCGTTCCCAAGCAACGACGAAAACTGCGTTGGATATTTACTCCACGACGTTGATGTGACACAGGGAGATGCTCCGGGAACATATGTATATCAAGGAACGATTGATTGGACTAAGGTTACAGGACTTTCAATTACAGACAAGGCAAGATCGGCAACACCAAGAGTAACATTCTATGGTGCGCCGGCAATTAAAGCTACAACAGAAAGTGTTTAGGAGGTAGAAGAACATGGCATTACCATTATCAGAAGCATTCACAGCGAGAAGCCTTGGCGTGATGTGGGATAACTATCAAAAAACATTAGGTTCTGCCCCTTACTTAGGCAGACAAAAGTTCGGAACGAGAAAGCAGAGTTCTCTTTCTCTTAGATTCATTAAGGGAAAGAACGGACTTCCGGTTTCATTAAAGGCATCTAACTTTGATGCACAGGCAGAGTTGAGAGATGTTGGAGGTTTCTCTGACATTCAAAATGAAATGCCTTTTTACCGGGAATCATATATGGTTACCGAGAGAGAAGAGCAGGATTACGACAACTACAGAAGCGCAGAAAATTCAAGCCTTGCAAATGATGTCCTTAGAGAAATCAGCAAGAAACCTATGAACCTCATCGAGGGCGCGCTTGTTGTACCAGAGAGACAGATTTGGCAGTTGCTTGCACCGGAAGATGGTATTCCAAGAGTAAAGGTCGTTATCGACAACAAGCCATATTATGTTGATTATACATCGGATGAAGGAGCAGAACATAAACAAAATCACTTCAAGGCTATTACAGGAACAAGCACATGGGATAAGCCTTCAACAGCGGCACCTCTTGATGATCTGATTACATCACGTAGAGATTTCGCAAAGGCTACAGGCTATTCTCTGACAAGATTCACCATGAACACCGAGACATGGGAGATGGTACTCAAGGCAGAGGACACAAAGAAACAGGTGCTTGGTATCACAGCTTATAATGGCGGTATCAGATTGCAGCAGGCACAGGTTACAGAGTATCTTCGTGGATACGGAATCGAGATTGAGGTATACGACAAACTGTATATTGATGAAACCGGAACAACCAAGTATTTTGTGCCAACAGGAATTGTATCTGCACAGACAGCAGGCGTTTTCCTTGGCGATTATGTATTTGGTAAGACACCAGAAGAGAGAAGCGGAAGTCTCACGGACGGAAATCTGTCTATTGTCGAGACAGGTGTATCTGTTTACACATACGCAACAAATCATCCAATCAATACTCATTGCGTAGTATCTATGATTGGTCTGCCTACATTTGAGGGAATGGATAGCGTGCTTGTAATGAAGGTTAAGGAGTAGCCTATGATCGCTGAATACGGCATTAAATATAATGGCGTGTGGTATCAAGCTGGAGATGAGATTGAAGAGGAAGTGGATAAAAACACTTCCTCTGATACTTCTGACTTTATGACGCCGCCGTCAAAAAATTTTACAAAGACAGAAATTAAGCGTATGCCTGTTGGAAATCTTAGAGAACTTGCTTCTGAATACGGAATTGAAGATGCAGAAGAAAAAACAGGCGAAGAGCTGAAAGATTGTTTGATTAGCGTTTTGGGCTTATAGGAGAATAAATATGACAACATTAGAACAAGTCAAAATTCGATTGAAACAATTTCATATGGAGAAAGCTGACGGAAAAGATGTTGTTGTGTTTGATAAAATCGAAAACAATCCGCTTATTGAACAACTAATTGAGCAAGCAAAAAAAGATGTTATTGCAAAGCGGTGTTACCCTGATTCTTACACGCAGGAAATGATTGAAGAAGATATGAACTCTTTTGATGGTGTCGTAATAAACCTTGTTGTGTACGACTATTCACAAGCTGGCGAGAACTATATGACGAGCTATTCAGAAAATGGATTATCGCGCCATTGGAGAGATAGAGACAGCTTGTTTGTTGGTGTATATCCGTTTGTAAAGGCATTATAAAAGAAGATTGTGCGTTATCGTGTTTGAGGTTCGGATGCGGTAGCAGGCGGTGTGCATCAAGGGTGGTGGGCGGCACACCAACTAAAAGAAAAATAGGAGCTACAGAATGAAAGAGTTTTTGTTACAGACATATACAGTTGTGCTTCCGATAATGCTCGGATATATTGTCTGGCTTCTAAAGCAACAAAAGAAAGATAAGGATGCAAACAGCAAAGGAACAATGTTACTTTTGCGTGTGCAACTTATAGAATACCACGACAAATACGTTGCACTTGGAGAAATACCATCTTATGCATATCAGAATTTCTCTGAAATGTACGACGCTTATCATGCGCTTGGCGGTAACGGAATGATAACAAAAATGTATGAGGAAATTAAGCAAATACACTTAAAGAACGGAGGTAAAGAATAATGCAAGAATTATTAAGCAACGCAACATTATTACTTGCGGTGGTTGGAGGTTTGGCATTTATTGTGTCTGTAATTACACAGGTAATTAAGGGCATTTTCAAGAATGTTCCGACGGACTTGGTTGTATTTGTGCTTTCAATCGCTCTTACTGTAACAGCGTTCATCGCTTATATGCAGTATATCAAAGCTGAAATGCTATGGTATATGATCGTTGCATCCGTTATTGCTGGATTCATTGTGGCGTTTGTCGCTATGTTTGGATGGGAAAAGCTATCTGAATTGTGGAAGCGGTTTGGTAAGGATGTGAAGTAAATGTCGTTGGAAATCAACAAGCAGAAGATGAAGTATTCACTTAGCCTTGGATTGCAACCGCAGTACAGACGTGACGATGATGGGAATATCATATATACCGGCTATACGGACGATGATGGCACATTTATTCCATATTTGGATGAAGATGGCAATAAGATACCAGAAGTAACAGGAGAACCGATTGAAGCATATACGGAGCCTGTTATTTTTTATTCATCCATAAGTAACAAGCTAAGCGAAGCAACAGCTAAAGAGTTTGGAATAGATGATTCAACCAATTATGCACAACTTGTTACAGACAAAAACGCATTTCCGCTTGTGGAAGGTGCGCTGATATGGAAGCGTTCGGAAGTTGGATATAAGGACAATGAAAAGACAATCATTGATTCCACGTCGGCAGATTACATCGTCAAAGGTGTGGCAGATGAAGGATTGACAGTTGACCTTTATTTGCTCCGTAAGAATGTGAAGAACGCAGAGTAGGTGATGGCATGGCACGTAAAAAGACAATCAGTATGAATTGTCTGTCTCAATCAAGCATTCAGAACGCTATAAAACAGCTTAGAGCGTATCAAGATAGTTTGACATATAAATGTCAAATGGTAGCGCAAAAGTTGGCTGAAAAAGGCGTAGAGATTGCGAGAGTACAGATTGCAGACCTTGATGCGATATTTAATCAAGATTTGATTAAAAGCATTCACTCTGAATATGTTGGAAGTGTCAAGGGTGGCGGTGTATGGGCGGTTGTGGCTGGTACAGATCATGCGTTGATGGTTGAGTTTGGAACAGGAATTGTAGGTCAAGAGCATCCTTATCCGGGAGAATTGCCGGATGGAGTAACGTGGGATTATGCGAGTGGTAAGACAATTAGACAGGCTATGCAAGACATATCTATAAATGGAGATACATTTGTTAAGGCTGGCGAATATTATTGGACTTACATAGGAGATGATGGGAAACTGCATATCACAAAGGGTATGCCAAGCAGACCATTTATGTATTACACATCGCTGCAACTTATAAAGTTGGTTGAGAAAACTGTAAAAGAGGTATTCAAGAATGGTTGATAACACTTGGGCGTATGAAAATGAAACAAAGGTTTTTGGTATTCTTAATTCATATGCCATTCCAAGGCTGAGAAAGAAATTTCCGAGTATGAAGTGGCAAAAAGGCGTTACGATAACAAATGTCGAAAGCAGTTTGTCAAAACCAACATTTCCAACCATATACGTTCACGAATTGCCCGGAACAGAGCAAGGAAGGACGTTGGACGGGCAGAATATCAACGGAGTTTTAACCACGTTTGAAGTTCAGACGTTTACGAACACAAACCAGTATGACGCGAAGCTTATGCTTGCAATAGTCGCAGACGTATTTAAAGAAATGAGATTTGAGATTACATCAATGCCGGAATTTAAGTCTGACGAAAAAGTATATAGGAGCGTTGCGAGATTCAGAAGAATACTCGGAGCAAATGATAGATTGATGAACAAATAATTTAAGGACCTGTTTTTGGTTCTTTTTTTATGCATATTTTTAAGGAGGTATAAACATGGCAGCATCAGAAGTAGCAGGCGTAAGTACGCTTGGCGTAGTATTTTGTTACGCAGTAGAAACAGAAGCTGGAGTAAAGCCTACAACAGGCTGGAAGGAACTTAGCCGTATCAATAGTATTGATGCAATCAGTAGTGACCCGGAAGCTATTGATGCATCTGCACTTAAGGACAAAAAGACAAGAAATATTCCTGGCAGAGATACTGTATCAGATACAGTACAGGTTACTGTCAATAAGACGGACGCAACAATCAAGGAATGGAAAGATTGCATCTCTGCATACCAAGGACTTGATGGCGGTAAGAGAATGTGGTTTCAAGAGATCACACCGGGTCTTACCAACGCGGAGTTTTATGTAGCAGCACCGCCAAGCGGACTTCCAAAGACCGCAAAGGAGCAGAACGGATTGCTTACAATGGAGATTCCACTTGTTGTAGATGAAATGATGGATGATGCGGTAGCAATTCAACCAGCGGGGGAATGATAAGCCAGTTACAGACAAATAAAGCAAAGGCTGTTGTAGCTGGCAATAGTGATAAAACAGCCGACGATTATTCATCATATTTTGCTGAATAATATAATTATTGCACAGAAAGGGCGGACTTCGGTCTGCCCCTTTCCTATGTGAAAAACATAGGAGGAAAGGTAAAAGGTATTAAAATATGAAAACAATTACAGTTGATAACAAGGAATATAAGTTAAAGTTTGGCTTTGAATCTGTCGAGGTTGGAGACTTGGTTCAGAAGATGTTCGAGATTAAGTCTGGTACATATGCAGTGCGATCTATGCAAGCTGGCAACGAACTTGTGGTTGCAATGCTTGACAGTTCTTCACAGATGCTTGCAACAATCCCTAAGATTTGCGCATTGGCGTTCTACGCTGGTATGCTTGCAAACAATCCGGTGTCAGAGGATGAAGCTAAAACTTTGTTAAAGAAATATATGGAGAAGGAAAAGCTGTCGTTCACAGACGTTTACAACGACGTCGTATATCCATGCATGGAGGATGATGGTTTTTTCTTGATGAGCGGAATCGACAAAATGATCGAGACAATGAATCGGTCGCTGAATCCGGAGGAACAGGAGAATCCAAAGGTGGTTCCGCAGGATCACAAGAAGCCAACTTCAAAAGCATCCACGAAGTAATATGGAAGGGTTTTTTCCCATCTGCATATGCGATGGGAATATCCTATGAGGATTTTAAGCATATGAACCCTAAAGAACTAGAATATGTAAAAGACGGATATATTAAAAAAATCCAGCAAATTGACTACATGAATTGGTTGAATGGGCGATATACGATGCAAGCAGTAGCGGTTGCGATAGAAGCAAACTTCGCTAAAAATCCAAAAGGAAAATACTACGAAGAACAATTCTTAAGTCGCATAGAAACCGAAGAAGAACGAGTAGAGCGACTTCGTAAGGAATTTGCTCTAAAGATGGCTACTATGCGTGAGAATTTTAATTTAAGGAAAGAGAAGCAAAGACTTAAAAAGATTACAGACGGTGCATAATTCGCACCGCCTTTTTTACTATGTGACAGAAAGTTGGTTGAATCGTGGCAACAGATATTGACAGCCTTCAAATAAAAATCGGAGCGGAAGCACAAAAAGCAAATAGTGAGATTGACAAACTCATAAATAAATTGGGTGTTCTGTCTAAATCTCTTGGTGGTGTAGACACAAAAGGTCTTCAAAAGCTTGCTAGTGGTGTGAATATCCTTAGTGGCGCAATGCAGAGTTTCCAAGGCGTGAAACTGTCCGATTTTACGAGAATTGCCAAAGGAATACAGAAATTTGAAGCGGTGGATGGAACAAAGCTATCGCAGTTATCAAGCACGTTGACACCGCTTGCAAGTGGAATTGCAACGCTTAGCGGTTTAAATTTTGACAACAAAGGTCTTGTGAATTTTATAAATTCAATTACAAGGTTGTCAAATTCAAATGTGAGAGGTCTTAACTCCGTGAATTTTGCACAGTTAGGGGCGAACATAAATCAACTTACATCCGCGCTAAGTAATTCTAAAAGTGTTGCAAGTAACACAATCCAAGTTGTAAATGCGGTGTCGAGATTAGCAAGTGCCGGAGCAAATGCACAGGCAACAAGCACAGCATTACCGCTTTTAGGTGCAAACCTTAAAAGACTTATAAATTCGTTGTCAAAGGCTGGCGTTGTATCAGAGAATACAATACAGTTTGCATCGGCGTTAGGACTTCTTGCATCTGCTGGAAACAGAACTGCACAGACCGCCGCAAACCTTGATGCACTCGCAGAAGCATTGAAGCGGTTCATGCAAACAATGTCTACTGCACCGACAGTTAATGCGAATATTATCCAAATGACACAGGCAATCGGACAGCTTGCGTCTAATGGAAATCGTGTCGGAAGTGTGACACGCGGACTTACATCATCGTTAAACAGCTGGGGGAATTCCGCAAGAAAAGCATCAAAGCATTCGTTTAACCTTGCGTCTGCAATCGGTAAGGTATATGCAACGTATTGGATGTTGTTCAGAGCATTAGGTTTATTCCGTAAAGCAATAGATATAAGCGGTGCTTTGACAGAGGTTCAAAATGTCGTAAGTCACAGTTTTGGACCGTCTATGTACAAAGTCGAAGAACAGGCTAAGAATGCGATTTATACGCTTGGAATGTCCGAATTGTCATTCAAGAAATATGCATCAACATATCAATCAATGGGTCTTGCAATGGGTATTACTGCTAAGCAAGTAGGCGATGCAAACAACTTCCTTGCAAAGTCCACGGATGGTTATGTACAAGCATCTGATGATATGGCAGATGTGTCTCTGAATCTTACAAAGCTGGCTGGCGATATTGCATCGTTCTATGATAAGTCGCAAGCCGACGTTGCGGAAGATTTACAAGCGGTATATACCGGAATGGTAGTTCCACTTCGTAAATATGGTCTTGATCTTACACAGGCTACGTTGAAGCAATGGGCGTTGAATAATGGCATGAACGCAAACATTGATTCAATGTCACAGGCTGAAAAGACGATGTTACGGTATCAGTACGTCATGTCGCAGACCACGATGGCACAGGGAGACTTCGCAAGAACCGCCGATACATGGAATAACCAAGTGCGTTTACTTGGAGAGAATTTCAAGCGACTTGGTGCTATTTGGGGTAATGCCGGCATCAACATGTTAAAGCCTTTGCTTCAAGCACTTAATAAAGGCTTGGATGCGGTTATCAATTTTTCAGAGAATATAGTCAACGCTTTAGGAGCAATATTTGGATGGAAATTGGAAATCCAGCGTGGTGCGCTTGCAGATGATTTCGAGAATGCGGCAACAGGTGCGGACGATCTTGCATCCGGAACAGGAAAAGCGGCTGATAATGCCAAGAAGTTAAAGCAACAGTTACAAGGCTTTGATGAACTGAATGTACTGAATACGCCTAATGATAGTTCCGTCGGTAGTGGTGGCTCTGGTGGTAGTGGCGGCGCATCTTCCGGTGGCTCAAGTGGTGGAATGAAGTTTAACGTCACAGAGACAGACGGACTTTACAAGAGTGCCATTTCTAACCTTAGAGGACTCGGAGAATACATCGGAATAAATCTGACGAAAGAACTTGAAAGCATTGATTGGGATAGTGCTTACAAGGGTGCGGAGAATTTTGGAAAAGGATTGGCAGACTTTTTAACAGGTCTTATATCTCCACAGCTTTTCTACGCAACAGGAAAAACTATTGCAAATTCGTTAAACACTGCAATTACTGCATCATTTAGTTTTACAGATAACTTTGATTTTGACGACCTTGGATTGTCCATTGCGTATGGAATAAACGGATTTTTCCAAAACTTTGATTTTAAGAAGTTTGCAAAGGCTATCAATGGTTGGGTAGATGGAATCGAAGATACAATATTTACTGCCTTAAAAAATATATCATGGTCGGATGTATTAAAAGGTGGTGTTGATTTCCTTACCGAATTAGACCTTGATACGGTTGTAATTGCCATCGGTGCTTTTAAATGGATGCATGGCGGTAAAGAGATTGCCACAGGCGTGTTAAAGAATTTGCTTGCAAAGGAAATATCAACAGGAATTGGCGATAAAACCATTCCTCTTAGCAAAGCAATTTCTATCTCAATTACAACAGCGGTAATTGGATTTAAGGTTGGAAATTGGCTGTACGAAAATACACCGTTCAGTAAGTTTGCAGATGCGGTAGCAAAGTGGCTGGTTGATAAAGAGGGGAATATCAATATTCCTAAATCAATAGGAATTACCATAGGCTCTTTGTCTCTTGCTATTGGAGCGGTCAAATTATCGGATGTTGCAATAAATGCAATTAAAGGAGCTATTACAGGTGGTGCGACAAGCGCGGCAGCAAGTGCGGCAGCTTCAACAAGCACAATAAGCGCAATCCAAGGTTCTATAAAGGGGCTTTTAGGAACTGCGTGGACAGGAATGACGACAAACGTATCTGTTTTGTTTGGAGCCGGTACAGCTTACGAAATTGGAGCGGCTTTATGCACAACTTTACTTGCTGGAATAAGCGCGGCAATTATCGGATATAAAATTGGGCAAAAGATATACGAACAATTTCACAAGCAGATTGATTCTGCGGTAGAAAAAACAATAGATTACGTAAAAAATATAGGATCGTTAGACCCATCCGACCCAACAGACACAAACGACGCAGATTACGTGTCTGTGTATAATCGAGCTTTGGAATTATTCAATAATCAAAGAACGGAAACAGCTCAAAAAAATGCTGCAGCTGTTGCGGATGCGTGGGAAACAAACATGAATCGCGGTATGAATAGTGTAGATGCATTTGCAAAAGCACTTGATACAGCAGAAAAATTGGGCGCAAAGATTCCACCTACAATGCGTAGAATCGGAGACGAGACAAAGAATACAAACACTGTAACAGGAAAAGCAGCGGACGAACTTTACCATTATGGCAATCAGTACAAAAAAACCGCAAAGCAGATGTCTAACTATGGCGACAAGTACAAGACGGGCGAGTACAAAAATACCGGAACTATAATTCGTGCATACGAGAATCTGACAAAAAGCTTAAATGACACGGATAACAAGACAAAAACTCACTTGTCTAATATGTCAAATTATGGCGACAAGTATAAACAGAATGTAGAGCAAAATAAAACGCCTGTTATTCGTGCATATCAAGAACTTACAGAACGTTTGAATAACACGAAAAACACAACAAGTTCTACGATGTCTCAAATGTCGCAGAACACGACAAGAAGCATGTCAAATATGTCGTCGTCGGTCGGAAATTATGCACTTGCAATGCATAATAATGTAATCGGAAAGTTTAACGCCATGAGTACCGGAGGAACAAGTGCTTCTAATACTTTGTCGGCATCTGTAATTGGTGCATTTTCCAGTATGTCGTCTGACGCAATCGCAAAAGCCGGTGGAATGTCAACATCTGTGATAAATGCAATTACAGGCATGAAAAATGGTTCTGGCACAACTCTTAATGGCATGGCAACCGATATGGCGCAGAAATTTGCTAAGATGAAAGTAGATTCATCAAACGGTGGAAAGAACGTGACTAACGCATTTGTTGGCGCTTTAGGAGGACTTCGTGGTGGAGCAAATAATCAATGGGGCGGTGTTGAATCCGATACAAGAAAACATACAAAGAATACGAGCGGAATAATTCAACGTGAGAATTGGAATCCGATCGGAGCGAACCTTGTCAACGGACTTAGAATCGGCTTAACAAACAAATGGAATAGCACGGGTCCAGCCGGGCTTGTCGGCGGTATCGTGTCTCTTGCAAGAGGATTGACATCCGCATTAAAACGTGCGTTTGGTATTCATTCTCCGTCTCGATTATGGAATAAAGAAATCGGTCAATTCTTGCCACCCGGCATCGGTTTGGGTATGGAAAGTGCCATGCCTAAGTTGTTAAACGATGCAAGCGGAATGGCTACTGATTTGACATCTGCGTTCAACACATCATTGCAGTTTACAGACCCATTGCAAGACTTGGCGGATATGTCAGCGGATATTGCATCATCAATCAATACAGATGTGGCAACAAGCACGTCGACAGTTATTGATACCGGTCGGATGTCAACAGACATTGCAAGCGGAATTGTAGATGGAATGTCAATGTCACAGGCAGATCAAAACCGATTATTACGAGAACAGAACGAATTACTTAGACAGTTGCTTGCGAAAGATACAGGTATATCATCAAACGATATATTCGAGAGCGTGAAGCGGTCAAACAGACAAGCGTACAACCGGACAGGTACAAATCCATTGTTATATTAAGAATTTATAGGGTAGGCACGTAAATGTGTCTGCCCTTTTTATGTGAGGTGGTTAGATGGCATATAAAGGCTATTTAATTAAGATTGGCAATTACATATTTCCGCTTTCGATGATTAAGGCAGAAAGCTACAAGGCAACGAATTACGGACAAGACTTGGATTCAACACGTGATGTAAATGGAATTTTACATAGAACGGCTTTGGAAAATACTGCACCGAAAGTTGAATTTGAGACACGAAATATGCTTGATAATACGCAGGTGTCAAGCATTTTTGCGAATATTCAAGCCAACTATACAAATGCAGTTGAGAAAAAAGCAAGTGTTGAAGTATATGTGCCTGAATTAAATAAGTATGTGACAAGTGATATGTACATGGCTGATTTTGAACCGACTATGTACTTTGCTGATGAAAAGGAAATCAAGTATCTATCAACAAGAATGGCATGGATTTCTTATGGAGTAAAAACAGTATGATTAAGATTTCGGAAGATATTAAAAAATTATATATCAAAGATGGAACGCCAATCGAATTAGAAGTGAAATTTAAGGATAATGCATTTCCAACGATTAAAGGTTCGGACGTGCTTTCAGAGCAAATGACATTGCACGAATCAATTTGTGAAGAAGAACAGTTGAAATTTGGCGGTTGTAATGCATCCAGCTTTGAATTGACAGTATTCAATTTGAATAGCGGAATTAAAGGATATGAAATCGAGCCGGTACTTATCACCAAAAAAACAGAGATTCCGTTGGGCGTGTTCTACGTGGAAACGATTGAGAAATATGCTGGCAAAGACTATAAGAAACTGACCGCATACGATAAAATGCGGTATTTCGATGTTGATGTTAAAGATTGGTATGACAGCCTTACATTTCCTATCAGCGTTAAGAATTTTAGGGATAGCCTTTGCAATTATGTCGGAGTGGAGCAGAACGATGTCACGCTGATTGCAGATAATGTAATGCTTACCAAAGAGCTTGATTCGTCAAACGGAATCAACGGACTTTCTCTGATGAAACAGATATGTGAAATTAGCGGTGTGTTTGGTCGGATGGATAGATATGGCAAGCTTGATTATTTGTCACTTGAATCTTCTATGTTGTTGCCGGCTGATGATTTATTCCCGGCAAACGACTTATACCCATCTGCCGGAAGTGGAGATAGTGAAAATTCATTCAATATTTCTACGTCACTTATGTATGAGCATCCGTTAGTCGAAGATTTTTTCACATCGAACATTGATGGTGTAATAATCGTGGATTCAGATGGCACACAGGTAATTACAGAGAATAACCAAAATCCATATTACGTGCAAGATAACTTCGTAATTATAGGGCAGACACACGAGACGATTATGGCACTTGCAAATGCGCTGTTGAGTAAGATATCAAGCATATCATACAGGCCGATCAATTCGTCAAAGATAAAGGGACAACCATACGTAGAGTGTGGCGATTTTATCAGCGGAGAAGTTAACGGATATGGATTTGAAGCATATGTGTTTCAACGTGATTTAACCGGAATTAAGGCACTTCGAGATGCTTATCTATGCAAAGGTAAAGAAATGCTTGAAAACGATATGAACGGTGTAACCGCACAACTTCAACGTCTGAATAAAACGACAGAGAGAGTTAAGACCTCTGTGCAAGTGACAGAAAAGGGGTTGGAATCGGAAGTTAAGCGCGCAACGGACGCAGAAAGCGAACTGTCTACAAGAATTGAACAAACTGAACAGCAAATTGTCTTACGCGTGGATTCTGCAACAGGCAAAATTGTTCAAGTATCGCTTATCGGAGATACAGGAAGCGGAACAGAATTTAAGGTTGACGCAGATAATATAAATCTGTCTGCAAGCGACGTAATCAATCTTCTGTCCGGCGGAATAATAAATCTTACAGGCAAGAATATTGCTATAACCTCTGACAATTTTAGCGTGACTAAAGAAGGAAAAATGACTTGCAATGACGCAAACATCGAAGGCGACATCAATGCAAAAACATTTAAGAGTGAATTTTATTACAATGGACAAAAGTATTCAGAAATGAGATTGTCAGCAGAAGCATATGAAGATAATGTCGGTTATTTAATTATGCAGGAGCTAATATCTATTCTTGGAGCAAAATTAAGGCGCACGATAATTACACCGACGAGCGTTGGAGTATATGAAGATGGATACCCAAAAACCGGAGATTATGCTGAAGTGGAAACGGCTGGTTTCTTTACGAACGGAACTGCATATTTGGGATCTTCGCCGGTTATTTCCTCAGACAAAAGCATCAAGATAAATATTCAGTCACTAGACACACACAAATCTAGTGACTTTATTTATGCCTTGAATCCTGTTGAATACAAGTATAAAGATGGCACATCCGATCGCTTGCATCATGGATTTATCGCACAGGAGCTTCACGATTCTATGCAGAGCGATTGGGGAGTTTACTGCGACGCAAATATTGACACCGGGGAAAATGGAGGTAAGGCAATTCGATATGAGGAATTGATTGCCGACCTTGTAGCAACGGTGCAATCGCAAAACGAAAGAATTGCAGAGTTAGAGAAGAAGTTAGGAGGTAGATAGCAATGTCACAAGGATGGAGTAAGATATTCAATAGAATAAATTGGTTGAATCGACCAAGCACAAACACACCATTGAACGCAACAAACCTCAATGCTGGCGATAGTGCAATCGACAAGCTAGATGATAGAATAATAACGCTTGACACCGTTAAGGCAGATATGCAAGTCGTAAATGACATGGTTGCAGATGTGTCATTAAATAGCAATACAGGCGTTATTACTGTAACGTACAAGAACGGTTCACACGTAGATTATGATACAAACCTAGAAAAAATTGCTGTGAATTTTTCGTACGATTATGTAAATCAGAGACTTGTTCTTACGTTATCAGATGGTTCTAAACAATATGTAGATATGTCTGCGCTTATTACACAATACGAGTTCGAGGATTCTGCGACAATCGCATTATCGGTTGATTCGACAGGTAAGATATCTGCATCGGTAAAAAATGGTTCGATTACAGATGCTATGCTTGAGACAGGTTATCTTGCAAATATAACTGCACAAGCAACAAAGGCAGAATCTATGGCAAATTCAGCGACGACAAGTAGCAATTCTGCATACGACAATGCCAAGTTATCACAATCATACGCTATCGGAGGTTCAGGCGTTCGTGATGGCGAAGATACCGATAACTCAAAGTATTACAGTGAACAGGCAAGCAAGAGTTCGACTGCATCTGCTAATTCTGCATCAACGGCAAGCACTAAGGCGAGTGAAGCGGCATCAAGTGCATCATCAGCAAGTGCATCTGCAACCAAATCTGCAACGTCAGAGAGTAATGCAAGCAAGAGTGCATCATCCGCCGCTACAAGCGAATCTACGGCAAGCACAAAGGCGAGTGAAGCAGCCCAAAGTGCAACAGCGGCAGGCAATAGTGCTTCAACAGCCACATCTAAAGCGGTGGCGGCATCTACAAGTGCGTCTAACGCCGCTACTTCCGAAGCTAATGCAAAGAAGTATTATGAACAGGCGAAAGCTATCTCCGAATCATTCAGCGGTGCATTGCGACCGATGGGAACTGTATCGTTCGCAAATCTTCCGTCTGTTGGCTCTGCATCTGCCGGTGATATGTATAATATATCCGATGAATTTGTTACAACGTCTGATTTTGTTGAAGGTTCTGGAATCACAGAACCGGCAGGAAGCAATGTTTACAAGACAGGAGCCGGTAAATGGGATGTCTTATCCGGAAGTCCGGTAACAGGTGTTAAGGGAGAAAATGAAAAAAATTTTAGACGTGGAAATGTAAATATCACATGCGAAAATATAGGAGCTTTAGCGACCGATGGAGATAGCCAAGATAACACTGTCACATTCACATCTAATGATTCATTGACAGGCGATTCTACAGCTCCGGCATTGCTGACAAGTGGAGAAACACACGCTTCAATTTTTAGCAAGGTATCTACCATTTTTAAAAATGTAAGATGGCTTTTATCGAAGATGGGAACAACAGATATATCAACGCTTGGCAACGGTACTGTCACAGGTGCGTTAAGTACACTAGACTCGAATAAACAAGATTCCGATACCGCAATAACGACAAGTAATATAGGTTCGCAGACTGTGTATCAAGCAACACATATAGGTAATTGTGAAGTACAAAATGTAGCAAGTGGAAATAAAAATTATTATTTAGGTGCTGATGGTGGAACAAATCCTATACAATGGATTCCTAGAAATAGTATGGCTGTAGGATATGCTAATAATGCAGGTGCAGTAAATGGTTATGCAATTAATTATATTGAAGGAAAAGGTACTCTTGGATCATCTGCATATGTAGCTAAAGGAGACGCATATTATATAAGATTTGGTAATGTCGTTATTTTATATTGTTATGATTTAATAATAACTCCTGGAACTAATAATAATTCAGTAATAGTTAGTGACCTTCCAGCATCTGCAAAATATTTTGGAGTTCAAAGAACTAATTCAGGTAATCAAACACTTAGATTTGGTATGGACAGAGATGAAAAAGAACTAAAAGTATGGTGGGATTCCTTTTCTACTGTGGATGGTACTAATAGTAAACCTTGGTCTTTTGAAATTGTTTATCTTTGTAAATAAAAAATATTCAGAAGGTACGCTTGAGCAATATGCGCTTGCTATAGATATGCTTTTAGCTGATATAGGGAAGCGGCTGCCGGATATCAAGACAAATGACATCAGATATCACCTTGCGATGTATCAGACAACTAGGAATGTCGAAAAAGCAACAGTCGATAACCGCCGGAGGAATCTATCAGCGTTCTTTTCGTGGCTAACTAAGGAAGAGTATATAGAAAAGAACCCTATGCTACGAATTGGAAAGATAAAAAGCACAATGGCTGTGCGGAAGTCGTTCTCTGATGGCGAGATCGAAATGCTTAAAAACGCATCAATCAAAACAAGGAATCCGAAACGCGATAGAGCGTTAATCGAATTTTTACTTTCGACGGGTTGAGAGTTAGTGAGGTTGTAAATTTGAACATATCCGACGTGGATTTTATGCGTGGCGAGTGCGTGGTTCACGGGAAAGGAAACAAGGATAGGAAAGTAATTATCCGAAAAAGCCATGTATTATTTGCAAGAATATATAATGAATAAAAAATATTCAAGTAATGTTTTATTCACAAATCGTTTTGGAGATAGATGGAGTAAACAATCTATCGAAAAAATGGTTAAAACAATAGCATCTAAAGCAAATGTTGGAATTGTGATTGACATATATGATGCAATTACTTCATAAATATTGTCTGCCAATTATTTTCGCCATCTGTGGTGTGGAAATATCCTATATGTCCATCATTTAGGAATTGTACTAAATAACTCTCTGTATCTGATAGCTTCCATTTAATTTCAGATCGGTTCTGCATTGATAAAAATTCCATATATTTTATATTGTATATATAACAATTTTTATCTTGTTTATTCGAGTTTAGTTTATTTTGACCGGGGCTTGACAAGCAGGCGTATAATAATTCCTAAAAAACTTTTTAGGAGAATTTTACAAGGTGCTAGTATCGAACATAAAGGAGTAGCATAACGATATATCGCCTAATGGCTTTATATAATTTTTTAGACCTAATGAAACATGTAGGTCTTGTTTTGATGTTTTTTAGGAGGTAAATAACCATGAACATTATTGAAACAAACTTAGAATTTGGAACATTATCAAAGAGATCAAGCACAAAGAGAATTATTCTTCACCATGCAGCAATGAATGGCTCTGTTGAAGCTGTTCACAACGTACACAGAGCTAAAGGATGGTCTGGAATTGGATATCACTTTTATGTTCGCAAGGATGGTAAAATCTATCGAGGACGTCCTGAATACGCAATCGGTGCGCACGCTTCTGGTTCTAACTATAATTCAATCGGAATTTGTGCAGAAGGAAACTTCGAGAATGAAACAATGTCAGATGCACAGAAAAATGCAATTAAGGAGCTTATCGCTTACTTAAAGAACAAATATAAAATCACAACAGTTGTTAGACACAGAGATGTCGGTTTGACAGCGTGTCCGGGAAAGAATTATCCGTTTGACTATATTACAAATGGTTCTGTTTCTGCTGACGTCAGCAAGCCGGAAAATAATCCAGTTCCAAATGTGCCGGGAAAAGATGCAATCGTGAGAAACGGACAGACACACGCAAATAATTTTGCTGGTGTCAAAATTTCTGTTGATGGAATCCGAGGAGTCAACACAATCAAAGCCGGAATTAAGGTTTTGCAGACAGCAATCAATCTTGATTACAAGAAAAGAATTGCTGTTGATGGAATCTGGGGTAATGGTTCTAAGACAGCTCTTGGAAGTCATTATGTCAAGCGTGGAGAAAAACAGTATATGGTTACTGCTGTTCAAATTCTGTTGATGCTTAAAGGATATGATTGCAAGCTTGAATGTCCGGGTATATTCGGTTCTAACCTTGAATCTGCTGTAAAACAGTATCAGAGAGACTATCAGCTTACGGTTGATGGAATTGTTGGATATAACACATTTATGTCTCTTATTCACTAAGTCAATAGATGTCGAACTTTGACGCACGATTTCGATAGAAATATCAAAGTTATAGTGCTATTATAAATATGTTCCCAATAGGAACACCAGAATCCCCCTCAATATTCTGGTAGGGGCGGTAGTTAAGTGCTATCGCCCTATATGTAAAAGCAAAGGCAGAGATAAAAACCTCTGCCTTATTTTTTATTTTATTACAATCTTATAAATTGACATTGACGGAATTGATATTGTAGCTCCAAGAGTGCTTTGATAACTAATTATTCCGCAAGATTCTCCGTAAAACTGTATTTTATCATCTTCAAGTAATCTTGAATCTAAAATTCTGTTATCGTAAATTCCATAAATTATGTCGTCATAATCTCCATCGACAGCAATTCTTAATTCTGTTGTTCCGTCGCCCTCGATAACCTGGGCTACTTCTCCACTAAATGTCAACAATTCCCCGTCATAGTCATTTGGATGTCTTGCAACTTCATCATAAGATACGTCCGACCTAAACATGCTGACATCTTCCATATTTGAATTTACAAACGTGTTCAGTTCGTCAGACAGTTCCCCGGCTTCTTCTGATTCTTCTAAATCTGTTTTTGGGTTTGTCAATTCTTCGATTTGAGCCTGCAATTCTTCGTTTTCTTCTTTTAATTTTTCATAATCGGTATCTAATTGAAGATTTTCGGAAAGCAAATTGTCATATTGTTTTTGAATGCTGTCACATGATGATTGTTTCTCGTCAATTTTGTCATTTAATTTTTGATTGCTAAGGAAAAGAATAGTTCCTAAAGCAATATTCCCGCAAGCCAAAACAATAATTAAAACTATTGCTATTGGATTCCTTTTCTTTTTGATTGGTTGTTGAAATTGTTGATAGTTCATGTTGTTATCCATAAAAACCCCTCCATGTATTTATTTCTTCACATTATAGCACTAATTTTACCGATTGTCGATAATGGACGATTATATTATAAGTTTGACGACAAAAACAGTCTGTTTTGTAAATAAGAGCGGTGGTATAATTGTCAAGAAAGGAGGCATTTCTATGGGGAGTAGCTACAAAGAAAAGGTTGTTGAAGAAATATCAAAATGTGAAAACGAAGTTTTCCTAAAATTTTTATATTCAATGATTCAATCGTTCAAAAAGAAATGGGGCATCTAGTGCCCCTCTTTCTCGTAAAGATAATCTATATTGTCATAAATCGTTTGCTTATGCTCTTTAGATAAAGTTATAAGTTTTTTTACGCTTTCCAACATATTCATATCAGAATAAATGTCGGCTATAATATCTGTATCTGCATTATTAAGATTATCTTCCCATCCCATGATGTAAGCAGGAGAAACATGAGTGATTTTTGCGATCTCCTCAATCTTATCGCTTGGGATATTCGTTACAATTCCATTTTCATATTTGAATAATGTCTGTTTGCTTACTCCGATCTTTATTGCGAGATCGGTTTGCGCTATTCCGTTTTTCTCCCTTGCCATTTTTATTCTTTCTCCTATTGTCATTTGTATATCCTCCTTCCTTTGTTTGTAATTCAATTATAACACAAAAAAGTTACAGGTCAAGAAAAAAATAACTTGACAAGTTACAAAAATGTTGTATAATGATAGTAACCTAAAAAGTTACCACGAAGGTTAGGAAGGAGACAATAAGACATGGTAAACGCAAAAAAACTTAGAGGAATCATAGCAGAAAACGGAAAGACGCAGGCAGATGTTGCGAATATGATTGGGATAACTCCAAAGACATTTTACAGCAGAATGCAGAAGGGCGTTTTTGGAAGCGACGAAATTCAGATTATGATAGACAGGCTGAACATTTCAAATCCGATGGATATTTTTTTTGCTAAAGAGTAACTTAAAAAGTTACAAGAAGGAGGCTATTTGGTGAGCAAGGTTAAAAATCGAGCAGTTGCATTTTTTAACAAGCATTTTGTGAAGTGGAAATTTCTTAACAGTATGTTTGCTGTTCCGTTTTGCAAGGATGGAAAGATGTATCTGCACATTTCACAAGTATGTGGAAATGGAACAAGAGTTGTAAAAAGAACGTTCCTCGTTGAGCATTTGGTTGATGATAACTTGGCGGTTACAGACCAAACGCTCGCAGAAGAAAAAAGAGTGTTCAAAAATCCTACATTACTTTAAGCCATGTAGTATATCCGCACTCTTTGCATTCTGGCAACATTTCGCCGCTATGCTTTATGGTGATAATTCCACTTTGGTTTTCTCCGCCACATTGCATACACACATACGTTCCTTTGCTGACAGTTTCGTATGTCGCAAATGTTTCAGAACAACTACTATCCATATTGCACCACCTTCCCTTGCTTGATAAGGGAATTATAACACAAGAAAGGAGAAACATGAACGAATTACAGATTTTTAATAATGAAGAATTTGGAGAAATCCGAACAGTATTAGCGAATAATGAACCTATGTTTTGCTTGCCTGATGTGTGCAAGGCATTAGAACTTTCAAACAGCCGTGTTGTCTCTGCGAGATTAGATGATGACGAACGGTGTAAGTTAGACTTACCCCGTCAAGGAGAAACATGGTTTATTACAGAAAGCGGTCTGTACGCAGTTATATTAAGAAGCGACAAACCAAACGCAAAGAAATTTCGCAAATGGGTAACGTCAGAGGTTCTTCCTTCAATTCGTAAAAATGGAGGTTATATAGCCGGGCAAGAAACACTATCTGACGATGAATTGCTTTCAAAGGCGTTGCTTGTGGCACATAACAAGATCGCTGAAAGAGACAAGATTATCGAGCAGAAACAGGCAAGAATTGAGCAGATGAAACCCAAGGCGATATTTGCAGATGCGGTGGCAACAAGTCGTACATCTATTCTTATCGGAGATTGGGCAAAACTGATTTGTCAGAATGGTTATCAGATCGGGCAGAAGCGGTTGTTTGAATGGTTGAGAAACAATGGGTATCTGTGTAAGAGCGGTTCATCACGCAATATGCCGATGCAGAGATATGTCGAACAGGGATTGTTTGAAGTGAAAGAAAGCAACGTGCAGAACCCGGATGGAAGCGTAAGAATTACACGCACAACTAAGGTTTCGGGCAAAGGGCAGCTGTACTTTGTGAATAAATTTTTAGGAAGGGAGATTGAAAATGGGAGAAACGATTAAAGGGTATAAGGGATTTAACAAAGATATGACGTGCCGCGGAAAACAATACAAGGAAAACACGACATACGAAGAAGATGGAACAGAGATTTGCGAAGCTGGAATGATGCATTTCTGCGAAAATCCGTATGATGTTCTTGATTATTATCCGCTTGTAAATGAGGATGGAGATATTTCCGATTTTGCTGAAGTTGAAGCCGTCGGAGAAGTAAAGAAAGATGGAAACAAGAGTGAAACGAACAAATTACACATTGGCGCGAAGTTGGGGCTTAAAGGATTTGTTAAAGCTTGCGTCGACTTTACAATCGAGAAAACAAGAATTGAAAATGCCGAAGAATGCACGGACTACGACAATGGAAAAAATTACGCACAGATTGGAAGCTCCGGCTATTCCGCACAGATTGGAAGCTCCGGCGATTACGCACAGATTACATCTATCGGAAAAAATTCAGTAGTTATGGCTGCTGGCTACAACTCTATCGCAAGAGCAAAAATCGGAAGTTGGATAACGCTTGCCGAGTGGGTTGAAACAGGAGAGAAAAACGAAAATGGATTCTATATATGGATTCCGAAGTGCGTAAAGACTGAATACGTCGACGGAGAACGCATTAAGGAAAATACGTTTTACAAGCTGGTTGACGGGGAATTTAAGGAGTGTGAATAAATGAAGCAGCCAAAGAAACTTACAAGAACGCAGAAAGAAATCGTTCATTCGCAAGGCTATAACGTAGATGAATGGATGGTTCGGAGAGAAACGGAGTTCCATTTATTCTTAGTTCACAAGGATACGGGAAGAAGAGCGACAATTGATAATTATATTCGGAGGGCGAGAAAATGAGCAGATTCAATCCATATGTGGTAGCCGGAAGCATTATGGCAATCACGGCCGCATATTCGATTACGGATGATTTTCAGACGATCCCGAAGATTATCTTAATTATCGGCATGATGCTTACGGTATACGGATATTGGAACTATGAAAAGATCAACAAGGCAATGAGAATTTATAGAAAAATGGAAGGGAGAAATAAAAGAAATGGGAGAAGTAAAGAATATGTTTGACTTAAACAAGCTGAAAACAGAAAGAAAGAAAAAAGATCGTTCTTTTGAGGAAGAATTGGATCGCTATGAGGCGAACACAAATGGTGCATCGGTTGAGAGTTTGGTAAAAGAGTTTAAGGATTCTCTAATGTTTGGAATTTATGAGGGCGCAATTAGAGAGGGTTTTGATTCAAACATGACAAGTCACATGATCGGGGCGATTCTTCTTGCAAAAGGCCGTATAGATAATGGGATTTTCGACAGAATTAACAAAATTGCTTATGATTTGTTATTCGAGAAAATGGATGAAATTGTGAGAAAGGAGATCAAACATGAAGAAGATAAGAATTAAGCATATTTTTTTGCAGAATTTCGGTAAATTCTTTGGTGCAAATACTGTTGATACTGACATTCCAAATAGAACAGAGATTTGCGGAGTGAATGAATCCGGAAAGACAACCATTAAGCGCGCTGTGCAGTATGCGCTTAATTGCCGGGATGATAACGGCAAGGAAATCACAGGAATCCGACCACATGATGAATCCGGAAATGATTATTCTGGAATCGAGACAACGTGTGCAGTTATGTTCGATTTGGATGGTACAGAGAAAGAACTGAAAAAGGTTTTTCGTGAGAGTATCAACAAGAACGGAGACTTTATCGGGAACATTACAGATTCATATATCAATGATGTACCGAAGAAAGTCAAGGACTACGCAGAGTTCCTTGAAGATAGTTTTTTGGATGCTGACAAGCTACAGTATTGCTTGAATGCTCAATCGTTGTTGAAGAAGTCACCGGCAGACCAACGAACTGTGTTGGAAAAGACATTCGGAGATAAAACGACATTAGATATTGCACAGGAAGATGAACAGTTTGCACCTATTGTACCGATGCTTGCGGATGGAACAATTAAGGAACTGAAAGAGCGTTGCAATCGCACTCTGAATGGCTCACGTGGAAAATCATCGTCTAAAGGACTTAGACAGATTGCAGACGAATATGCACCACGTATCGACGAATTGATGAAGCAAAAGACGAATGTTGATGTGTCGCAGTTGCAGTCGATGAAGTCAGACATTGAATCCAAGATTGAAGATGTGAATGCCAAAATTAAGGATGCATCGGCGGAGCATGATGCTTTAGGGCAGGAGATTTTGAACCTTAAATTTGAATTATCCGGCTTGCAAAACAAGGCGAACGGGAACCTTGATGATACTAGAGCGGAGCTTACGCAGAAGTCGTTTGATGTCAACGAGAAATTGATTGCACTGAAGAATCTGCAAAACGATCGTTTGCGCATGAAAGAGAGCCTTGAAGCGGAATTTAAGCGACATGTTGCTTTTCGTGAGCAATATGCCGAAGAGTGGAAGCGAACCAACGCAGAAACAATCGGAGAAAATGACACGATCTGTCCTACTTGCCATAGAGAGTTGGAGAATGCCGACGAAATCCGGGAGAGGTACGAAGAGACAAAGAAACAGAGACTTGACAACATTGTTGCAAGTGGAAACTTTGAGAAATCGGAACTTGACCGCTGCAAGGCAGAAATCGAACAGACAGAGAAGCAAATACAGCGACTTGGCAAGAAGGTATCAGATTTACAGATCGAATATGATTCGCTGAACAATCGTATAGATGGTATGCCGGTGTGCGTTGATATTACGAACACTTCCGAATACAAGAAAGTCAAGTTGGAATTGGACGAAAAAGAAGCTCTTTATAATAAGGAAGCGATTGGTTCAAATTTGACCGATTCTTTGAAAGAGGAACTTAAAAAACTGCAACATGATCTGTTGGATGTGACGGAGAAAATCGGAAAGTCATCGGTCAATGATTATATTGACAATCAGATATCACAGCTTCGTGAACAGCAGAGAGACACGCAACAGAAGATCGCCGATCAGGAATCAATCCTTGATTTATTGAAGAAACTCGACCGAAAGAAAAATGAGATTCTTTCGGAAAATGTAAATCAGTATTTGGAGTTTTGCAAAGTGCGGTTATTCAGACCGCTTATCAACGGAGATACAGAAGAGTGCTGTGAGTTCGTGTATAAGGGAGAACCATATAACCGCAACATGAACCACGGCGCAAAGTTGCTTACAGAGATTGATATTTGTCGTGCATTCCAGCGTAAGAATGACGTGGAAATGCCAATCATTATTGACGATACGGAATCCCTGGATGCATGGAGAATACCGGAGATTGACACACAGTTGATTGTTATTCGTAGAACTGACGACAAGGAACTGATTATTAAGGATATGGAGGAATGAGAGTATGAGTAAATTTAAGGCTGGAGACAGAGTGAAGCTTGTGAATCCTATGGAGCTTGGACGGAATTTTTGTGGAAGAACAGGAACTATTGAGTGCATCGAAAAGAGCAATCAGGACGCCCTTGATTATGCGGTTGAGTTTGACGAAGAATCACCTAAATTCCATGATTGCTTCGGTCATTGCGTGAAGAATCATGGATATTGGTGCAATGATGAAATGATTGAGATTGTAGAACAGGATCCGAAGCAGGAGTATTACAACGGAAAGATTTTTGTTGTAAAAGGTTATTTTCCGTCAATGATGACCGGGCATATATACGAGATTAAAGACGGATGTTTTATTGATAGTACAGGCTCGATGTATCCAATAGGCGAACCACTAAAAAATTTTGAAAATGTTGAAAATTATTTTTTGAAGGGATATGCACCGCAAAAAGTTGAAGTAATGGAAGTAAAAGAAGATTAGGAGGGCAAGTGATATGACAGAGAATACGCAGGTAGCAGAGAAGAAAGAATTTACCACTTCGTTAAGTGAGTGGAGCAATGCAATGACAGGATTGATTATTGAAGATTATAAATCTTGCGGGATGAAGATGGATGATTACTCGAAAGAGTGCGCTATGGAAGCAATGACAAGTATTTACAACCTTGTCAAAAACGACCCAAAGGTTAGCGGTATGGGAACCCTTGATACAAGCAATTTAAGAGGGATTGTAAAGCGTTGTGCATCTCTTAAATTGAATGCAAGCGCATATCCAAGAGAGTGTTATTTTCAGTTACGAAATGTAAAAGTTGGAACTGATCCTCAGACAGGGAAGGATGTTTGGCAGAAACAGGTAGAAATGGGAATCGAGGGCAGCGGCTACGATTCATTGCTTGCTAATTATGGCAAGGATGTAAAACAGGTATATCCATATTGGGTAATTAAGGAAGGAGATGTATATATCCCACCAAAACACAAAGGACTTACAGTTACAGAACCGGAATGGGAAGAAAAATTCTTGTCAGATAAGGCTGTCAGGGTTGTATATCCTGTGAAGTTGAATGATGGAAATATCACATATCTTTCGGCAGACCGCGACAGCGTAAAAATCAATCTTATGGCGCATGTTAAGCAAAACTTGATGAATGTTACTTTTGGAATTTGTGCTGATAGATATAAAGCAACGGAAAAACAGAAATCGGAGATTAAGGCAAAAAAAGAAGAGATTCTTAATGCTCTTAGATCATGCAAAACCGTTGATGAAATGCTTAAATGCGAGATTGCAAGACCATATATCAGCGGCGCATGGCTTGATACGCCGGAAAGCATGATTGTCCGTAAAATGTGCAACAATGCGACGAAAAAATATCCAAAGAATTACGATCCTATGGCGAGACAGGCACAGATGGAAATGGACGAGGTATATCAGATTTCAAAAAGTGAGATTGAAGAAAACGCCAATTCCGTTGACTTTGACGAGGATGTTGTAGATTCGAAAATCGTGAGCGAAGAATCGGCAGAGCCGGATTTTATGAAGGGAGAGTAAGGATGAGAGTAATTTCACAGGATGGAACGATGGATGTTCCATACGAAAATGTAGTCTTGTATCAAGATGAAAAAGAAATAATGTGTATATTTAGTGGAATATATATCGGAAGAAAATTGGCACAATATTCCACCGAGGAAAAGGCAATTAAGGCTATGGAAATGCTGAGAGGAAGATATGGAAAATTGGAAGTAATGAAAGTTATTGCAAGCGGCACTGCTGAATATATGGAAAAGTCACTTTCTACCAATGAAATGATAGAACAGCATAACGCCTATTGCGATATGAATGTATTCCAGTTTCCACAGGATGATGAAATCGAGGTGTGAGTATGGCAAAGCATTTAATTGAGTATTGAGGAAGTGAGGCAATGTAGTTGTATAAAGATTGGAACAAAGAAATAGGCAGAAAGTATGGCAAATTAACGATACTAAGCTTAGCCGGGAGAAATAAGTACGGGCATGTACTGTTTGAGTGCTTATGTGATTGTGGGAACAAAACCATAGCAGAAGGAACAAGGGTTACGCACGGCGGAACGTTAAGTTGTGGCTGTCTGCAAAAAGAAACCGCTTCTAAAAATTTTAGTACACACGGAAAAACCAACACAAGGCTATATCATATTTGGGCTTCAATAATTGCAAGATGTGAGAATGTGAATAACAATAGGTATAAAAATTATGGTGGAAGAGGTATTTGCATTTGTGATGAGTGGAGAAAGGATTTTCTGTCTTTTTATGAATGGGCTTTATCCAACGGATACAACGATAACCTTTCAATTGACAGAATAGATGTTAATGGTAATTATGAGCCTAGTAATTGCCGGTGGGCGAATGCAAAGGAGCAGGCTAACAATACAACTAAAAATAGGTATGTTACATATCGAGGAGTTACAAAAACTTGCAAACAATGGTCTGAATATTTTGGATTTAATTATAAGTACTTCTATGAAAAATTAAGCAAATGTAACTGGGATTTAAACAAGTTGTTAGAAATTCCATATTTCAAGGAGCGTATGTTATGAAGTTGACAGTATGTGGAAGCTCGTCAAGAGGAAACACTATGATACTTACCTATAATGACACTTCAATAATTTTAGATGCTGGAATAAATCCTAAAATTGTAAAAAAAGCACTTAATTGGAATGTGAGAAATATTGGTTTTGTCATAGTCACGCATGAGCATTTAGACCATAGCAAGTATATCCAATATTATCTTGACATGGGGATAAAAGTATATATGCCTAAAAGCATATCCACTAAGTACAAAAATATAAATGTTGTTGCTGTAGAAGAAAGAAAGCAATATGAAAAAGGGTATTTTAAAATAATACCCTTTGGAGTTCCCCATGATGGTGTTGAGTGCTATGCATATTTAATATATGTAGGCGAACATAGGATTGCATGGCTAACAGACCTTGAATATTGTCCATATGTTTTTAAAAAGCAGAGATTGACTGATATTTTTTGTGAGTGCAACTACCAAAAAGAAAAAGTTGATACTCATTCAGCAAATTACAGCCATAAAGTCAGAGGACATATGAGCGATACAACAGCTTTAGAGTTTGTAAAAGTTAATGCGAATGAATGCTTAGGCAATGTAATTTTGTTACATATGAATAAAGAAACCTGTAACGCTGATGAAGTTATCGAGAAGATGAAAAAAGTCGCTAAAAATGCGAATGTGGACGTTGCGGAGCCGGGCAAGGAATGGTTGCTTCGGAATCCGAATGAGTGTCCGTTTTAGAAAGGAGAATTGAAATGAAGAAATCTGAACCAAAAATTATTTTAAATATATCTCTCGATAGCGAGGAAATTGAAGAAAAGGTCAAAATTGCTATGGACGAATATGTTCAGAAGGTAATCTATAAGAATCTTGATGAAGAAATTGCAAAGGTAATTGACAAGAGAATCGAGCGGATTGTGTCTGCTCCGAATTGGAGTAACGACCGCCTTATAAATGATATGCCATTTGCAGACTTCGTTAAGAGCAAGACAGAAAAAGCAATCGGTGATTTCGTCGAGAAGAACATTAAAGAAATTCTTGCAAAGAGATTTGCTGAAATCATGACGGATAGGAGTTTTGCGAATGAAACAAATTGAAGAGATTAAGAAATCATTGCCATATGTAAAGAAAATCGACATCAATACATACAGCTCAGAAATTGTGGTCGGGAAGTATAGGGGCAGCGTTGTTTTTTCTAACAATGAGAGAGGTTATGAACACGTAAGTTTCTGCACGTATAACGGTCGATTGCCGGATTGGTATGCAATGTGCGAGTTGAAGGATGCGTTTTTCAACGATGAAGAGGAAGCATATCAGATCATGCCGAAAAAGAGCGAGTACGTCAACATGCTTGAAAATTGTTTGCATCTGTGGAGACCGCACAACGGATTGGAGCTTGGACTTCTTACACGCATTAAGCCGGGCAAGATTATTCAGGACAAGGCGGTGGAATGATGAGCAGATGGAAAGAAAATGATTGCGTTGGATGCCCGCAAGGATGCATTAACTGCGGTAGGCAGAATGACTATTACGTATTTGAGTGTGACAGATGCGGAGATACAACAACCGATACAAAGGAGTTTATACACGATGGTGATGAAGATTATTGCCAAGATTGTTGGTGTGAAAGGATGTATGAAATGGGAATGAAACAGGATGCTATGCAGTGCAAAGCCATTGATGCAGACACTAAAGAATGGGTATATGGTGGCATTGTGATACAGGATTGGAAAGACAATTTTGTATTCATTATCGAGAAATCAGAGGGAGCATGTATGCGATCTGCGAGAGAGCTTCTCATGGATATGGCACACATTGTTGACAAAGACACAATCTGTCGGTGTACCGGATGCAGAGATGCAGATGGAGAACTTATCTATGAGCATGATGTTTGCGAGGACAAGAACGGAAAGCGGTATGTGTGCCGGTGGATTGCAAGCGCAGCGTGTTTTGAGTTTAAGTGCAAGGAATCTGGCATATCATACGAAATGACGTATGCAGAGGATTTCATTGTCAAGGGCAATGAATATGATGATTTAACGTATTAGAGATGGAGGTATTAAACATGAACAAAGTAATTTTGATGGGCCGTTTAACACGCGACCCGGAAATCAGATACACACAATCTGCGGAGCCTTTAGCGATTGCTAGATATAATCTTGCGGTTGATCGTAGATTTCAGAGAAGAGACAATTCTGGAAATGAACAGACAGCAGATTTCATAAGCTGTGTTGCATTCGGCAAGAATGGAGAATTTGCAGAAAAGTATTTGAAACAGGGTACAAAAATTGCGATTACAGGACGTATTCAGACAGGAAGCTATACAAACAAAGATGGCAACAAGGTTTATACAACAGAGGTTGTTGTAGAAGAACACGAATTTTGCGAAAGTAGATCATCGCAAGGTGGAAACACGCAGGATGCACCTGTTCCTATGCCTGGTAATGCAAGTTCAGACGGATTTATGGATATTCCAACAGGGTTGACCGGTAATGATCTGCCGTTTAAGTAGGAGTTGATGATATGGGTAATAAACATACAATGACAGACTTGTATCAGATGCAATCACTTCCTCTTTCTGCAAAAATTCAAATGACGCAACGAAGAATCGAAGAATGGGTTGACCGTTTTGGAGAAGAGGGTGTTTACGTCAGTTTTAGCGGTGGAAAAGACAGTACAGTATTGGTAGACATTGTGCGAAACGTTTGCAAATATAAAGACATTCCGTTGGTGTTTGTCGATGTTCCAACGCAATATCCGGAATTAAAAAAATTTGCACAGACATTTCAAAATTTGATTGTTTTGAAACCGAAGATTTCATTTGCGGAAGTTTGCGAAAAGTATGGCTTTCCAATGATTAGCAAGGAAGTTTCAAATTGCGTTAGCGGTGCAAGAAAATACGTTAAATACCTTGACAGACAAAAATGTAATAACACAATCTTAACAGACAGACAGACAGACAGACAGACAGACAGACAGACAGTCCCGTATGCTTGCTACATGGCAGATCTGCTAGGAATAGACAGGAGAATAGACAAGCAGAACGAACAGTACAAGAGTTTGCAGATGGGAGTTATCCCTAGCGGTTCAGAATATAGGTTACGCAGATTAAATGGAGAATTGAAAGACAGAAAAGGAAATTATAGTCAGTTTAATCAAGAAAAATATAAATTCTTTCTTGATGCACCATTTGATATAAGCGATATGTGCTGTATGGAAATGAAACATAAACCTGCATTTGCTTATGAAAAGCAAACGAAAAGAAAACCTATTTTAGCTGTTATGGCAAGCGAAAGCACTATGCGTACACAGAAATGGTTACAGGATGGGTGTAATGCTTTCAATGTAAAAAGACCACACAGCAACCCTATGAGCTTTTGGACGGAACAAGATGTATTGCTTTACATCAAAGAAAATAATTTGCCGATATGTTCTGTTTATGGTGATGTGGTTACAGATGATGAAGAGACCGGGCAGACTAATCTTTCAGATTTTATGGATATGGAAGAATTTGAACTAGGTAGACCGATTTTACATACTACCGGATGCGATAGAACCGGATGTGTTCTGTGTGGATTCGGATGTCACTTAGAAAAGGAAAGCAGATTTGAACGCTTAAAACAAACGCATCCTAAATTCCATAACCTTCTGTACGTTCTGAAAAACAACGGCATTACCTACGCGGAAGCTATTGATTGGGTAAATGAACACGGACATTTCAATATTAAATATTAAATTTTATAAGTGGTGGGCGGCAGGGATAAAGGAGAGTGAAAAATGTGGTAAATATTGACGAGCAGAATCAGTACAATCAAGGCGTTGACGACGTTGTACAGGCGATTAAAGACCTTGTGAGCGAGAACCCAACGGATTGCTTCGCACAGATTGTATCTGATTTAGACCAGATAGCAAGCGACTTAAAGGAGTGTGAGGCATAAGTGGCTACGAATTACAGACAAGTGTATGCGATTGAGAAAAATAACAAAGACAGACTTCTCAAAGTGAATCCTAAGTTGAATGACAAGAGCGGTATATATTTCTTGCTTCGAGAGGATGAAAACGGATTTAAGTTTGCTTACATCGGACAGGCGGTACATGTAATCAGCAGATTGGCAAGTCATTTATCCGGTTATCAGCAACACATAGATTTAAGTATCAGATCGCATGGATTGTACAATGCAGAGAAGAACCCTTATGGTTGGCGAGTTGAATTTATGAATCTTCCGGCTTCACAACTTGACGAGGCGGAAAAAAAGTATATCAGATTATACGCCGATAAAGGTTATCAGCTTAGGAATGTCAGTTTAGGCGGTCAAGGAGAAAATCGTGCAAGCGGTTCAATAGGAGAAAGAAAGGCACCTAAAGGCTATATGCAGGGCATACAACAAGGCAGAAAGAACCTTGCCAAAGAGTTATCCTCTATCGCAGAAAAGCATCTTAAAATCGAATTAAGAGAGGATAAGGCTAATAACAAGGTGTCGCAGAAACAATATGAGAAATTTATGGATTTATTGAAAGCAGGTGATTCAGAGTGAACTTTACAAAGAGAAATGCTGATAACATAACAGAAGCGATACACGGACTTGATATTTTTACTAAAAATTGGTGCATGAATTGCGCAGAGACCGACAGGCAGAAAGATTTGATATTTAGATGTAAAGAATGCGAGTTTGGTCAAGAATCGGGAGAGTGCTTAATTAAAGTATTTGCAAACGACCACAAACACGATTACCCATTAGAAGATTTTGGAAGTATGGGTATGCACTAACTAAAAATCAAAGAAAGGAATAAGGTTGTCCGGACATAAAACCTAGGTTTCCTTTTGGTAGATTTATGGATTTTGAAAATTATTCTTGTGATAATCAGATGTCTATATTCGACTTCACAAGAGAACCGATCAGAATAACAAAGCCTATTCGATTGATAGAGCTATTTGCCGGCTACGGAAGTCAAGCAATGGCACTAAAGAGAATAGGTGCAAAATTTGAGCATTACAGGGTTGTAGAATTTGATAAGTATGCTATTGCAAGCTATAACGCAATACATGGGACGAATTTTCCCACAATGGATATTACGAAAGTACACGCAGATGATATGGCGATAGAAGATACAAAGCACTTCACTTACTTACTTACTTACTCTTTTCCGTGTACGGACCTGTCTGTTGCCGGGAAGCAAGCTGGAATGTCTAAAGGAAGCGGTACACGATCAGGTCTATTGTGGGAAGTTGAAAGAATACTAACTGAAATCAGAGATAGCAACGGAGAATTGCCACAGATTTTATTCATGGAGAACGTGCCACAAGTACATAGTCAAGATAATATGCCTGACTTTAGAAAGTGGCTGGATTTCCTTGAAAGCCTAGGTTACACAAATTACTATCAAGACTTAAATGCTAAAAATTATGGTGTAGCACAAAATCGTGAAAGATGTTTTATGTTTTCATTCCTGGGTGAGTACAATTACCATTTTCCGCAGCCTATACCACTCAAAAAGAAGTTAAAAGACTATCTTGATGATAATGTAGATGAAAAGTATTACATCAACAATGAAAAGGCTGACAAGCTGATAAAACAGCTTATTGACAATGGTACATTACCAAATACAATCCCTAAGAGCAGAGCAGAGCAGAGCAGAGCAGAGCAGAGCAGAGCAGAGCAGAGCAGACTTGCGTTGACGGAACAATCAATAAGCCGCAACGAAGAGAAGTTGCAAACTGCATCAAGGCAAGATATGACGCAGGAATCTCAAACTTGCGGTCGGACGGAAACTGTATTGTTGAAAGCGGTTGATTTGTCAATTAACAATCCAAAAGAAAAGATTATTGCTAATTGCATTTTGTCTCATATTTCAAAAGATGGAAATGCAATAGGAAAATATGCATCATTAAATACAGGAGTGATTGAATGCAAGAAGTTAAAGTTATAGGTTCATTTCAAAGCAAATTTGAAAGCACTAACAGAATTTATGATGTGGGGGGGTGCAGTCCAACATTGAGTACAATGCAAGGTGGAAACCAGGAGCCTAAAGTAATCGTAGAGGAATTAGGATTTATGGATAATGGAACAGGAAAACATCAATCTAACACGGTTTACAACGAAAATGGTCTGTCTCCTAGTATCACAACAATTACTGGTGGTGGAACACAACAGATTAAAATATGTGAGCAAATTCCGTGCAAATTGAATAAAATGCCAGAACGACATTTGGATAGCTTAGATAATGCCAAAATATGTGATGTTGATACACCAACAGCAAGTACGGTAACATCACGGTATTACAAAGGAATAGGGGCGCACAAAGACAATATGTGTATAGTTGCTATGCGTGGCAGAAACCCTGACAATCCGTCAGATAGAACTGTTGGAAGTCCGACAGAGCAGCGATTAGAGATGAATATGCAAGGTACAAGTAATTGCTTAACGAGTGTGCAGAAAGATAATTTATTACTTGAAAAACCTCAATATCGTATCAGAAAGCTAACGCCGAGGGAGTGTGGACGGCTTATGGGTGTATCTGATGAAGATATTGACAAAATGGCAGCAGTCAATAGCAATACGCAGTTATATAAGCAATTTGGCAATAGCATCGTTGTAGATGTTATGTGTGCCATGTTTAGGAATTTGAACATTGAGCAGGAGTGATTAAATGGTAAAACCAATGGCACCGTGTATGGATTGTTCTGATCGAAATATCGGCTGTCATGGTATATGTGAAAGATATAAGTCATATACAGAAGCACACGAGGAACTTAAAGAGAGTATTCGACAGCAGAAATTTGTACATAATTCGCTGAAAGATATGCATAAGGAACAATATGAGCGGTACAAGAGAAATCGTCACAAAGAAAATTAGGAGTGTGATTGAAAATGAGCAAAAGCAAAGAGGAACAAGCAAGACGTGAGGGAATGTCTTATGCGCTTAGATACGCAAGAGAGCATGGTTTAGATGCCTTAGAATCAGACTTAAAGAAGCGTGGAGCATATAACATACCTGTACGGATTGATGATAAGGCATTGCAGGAGTTTACAGATAACGCAAAGAACATGATGCTTGACACGATTCTGATCCTTGCATCTGTAACGTTGCATGATGAATTTGGGTTCGGTAGAGAGCGATTAAACCGGTTTAAGAAACGATTTAATTTCAAGGCAGAGTGTATCGGCGAGAACTATACCGATTGGAACGATCAGATATCAATATTAAAAGAAGAGTGCGGATTGGAGTATTCAATCCGCATGAATGAAAAGGATGTGAGATTAAAGTGATTATTATTGATTCAAATGTAGTGCAGAATAGCATTAAACATTATGGCTCCGATTTGCAGACTACTGTATGCATGGAAGAGTGTTCGGAGCTTATACAGGCAATTAGCAAAATGAAGCGCGGCAAAGACAATAGAGACAATCTTATTGAAGAGATGGCGGACGTTATGATCTGTATGGATATTCTGAAACAGGTGTACGGAGTATCTGATAGTGAGATTCAGAATTATGTATGCAAGAAGCAGGATAGATGTGTCGGGAGAATGAAGAGTGATGAATCATAGGAATTGGAAAAAGGCATATAAGAAGCGGTACGGAATACGACCGATTATCTTCCTTGACAAGAAGCGGAAAGATAAGGCTATGGCTATGATACGTGATTATATGTCACAGGTTACGATTTACACGCCGGAGAATCAGTATTACCGGGAACTTGGATGTTATTACACCGAGACTTCGCTAGATAACAAGGAAACAATGCTTAAAGCGTGGGAAGGCGGTGTGGTAGATAATGACGATTGATGAATCAATAGAAAGATTTAAAGCCTTGGCAGAAAAGGGGCATATTATATTTTCAAAAGACCCTGATATTGCTGAAAAATTAAACAAAGAATATAGGCAAGTTGCAGAATGGCTGGAAGAACTGAAAGCATACAGAGAACAGCATCAGGCATTGTGTGATGCATACGATGTAAATACAGTTGAAGATATTTACGACAAGGTGATTGACGATTTTATCAAATCGGTAGATAAACATTGTGGATATTACGCCGGAGAATGCAAGAATCTTACGCGTGATGATCTTCTTAAAATTGCAGAAGATTTGAAAAATACATAGAAATCTTTGAGGAGTGATGATTTTATGGGAAACTTTGTAAAGATAGATCGAAAGATTCTTGAATGGGAATGGTGGGATGATTTCAACACATTTAGATTGTTTTTCTACATGCTTGTGTCTGCATATTGGAAGGATGGGTACTATAAAGGAGAACTGATCGAGCGTGGTTCTTTCCCATCTTCCATATCGAAATTGGCATCTGAAACAGGCTTAACAGACAATGAAATTCGCAACGCGCTAAAGCACCTTAAAAGCACAGGCGAAATCACAAGCAAAGCACATAGTAAATATAGCGTATTTACTATAAAAAATTACAATTTGTATCAATCAGATAACAAGCAAAAATGCGATGAAACCACAAGCACCGATGCAATCAAAATGCAATCAGATAACGAACAGATAACGAACCTTCCTATTATAAAAGAAGTAAAGAATATAAGAAGTAAAGAATATAAGAATAATATAGGGGCGAAAACGACACATTATGACGATCCCGATCTTAATTCTGCATTCGCTGAATTTTTGGATATGCGTAAGAAGATTAAAAAGCCGATTGCTACGAAACAGGCACTTACGCGTATGAAAAATAAAATTGAAAGATTGTCCGGCGGAGATACCAGATTAGCGATTAAGATTCTGAATCAGTCGGTAGATCATTGTTGGTCGGATGTATATAGACTTAAAAATGATTATGGCAGCAGACATATATACGAAGATGCAAAGCCTAAATCCGTAACCGATATGCAGTTGGATTCGCTTGCGGAACGTCAGCGACAGAGCGTGCCGATTATGAGCGATGAAGAAATAAATAAAATGTTTGGAGAGTGATGATATGGAGAGATTAACAAAGAAAAATGACAGTGGAAGTCACTACTATCCGAAATGCTTTGAAAAGTGTAACGGATTGGGGGCGAGTGGCGAATGCGATAACTGTGAGATTATGACAAGTGTTTGTGAGAAACTTGGAGAATATGAGGACTTGGAGGAACAGTGCAGACTTGTTATTCTACCTTGTAAAGTGGGAGATACTTTGTACCGGGTAAATAAAGGAGCAAAAAAGCCGGTTATTATGATGCGTGTTTTGCAGCTATATATTAAGCAGCTTCATAAAGACAGAACAGTCATAAGAATTGATGCTATCAATGATGATGACATGGGTGAGAGTTGTTATTTTCTAGAGAATATTGGTAAAACAGTATTCCTTACAAAATCCGAAGCAGAAGCAAAACTGAAAGAATTGAGAGGTGAAGAAAATGGAAGATAGATATTTATTTAAAGCGAAGAGAATTGACAATGGAGAATGGGTACAAGGCTACCTGTTTTATGATGGATTTGAAAATGGGAGAATATTTATAGGCGGTCTTGTTATTGAAAAATATAACGGAACTGCTTGTGATGATTGGAACGTTACCGGTATAGATTTCTGTGAAGTAGACCCATCCACCATCTGCCAATGTACAGGCTTGAAAGACAAGAACGGCAAGCTGATTTGGGAGAATGATATTGTCAGAGATGAATATGGTAATTTTTATAAAGCATTTTGGCAGAATGACTACTATCAGTTCTCTTTTTGTGCCAAAACAGGTGTATTTCCAATCGGTGCAAAGTGGAATTTGTGGAGTTTTAAGAGTTCCGAAATAGAAGTTGTCGGCAACATTTTTGACAATAAAGAGTCATTAGAAAGCGAGGGATAATATGAGGAAATCAAAAGCAGAAACAATAGCATATGCACTTAAAAAAGAGTGCCAAAGAATATCCTTGTACGATTGGTGCGACAGTTGGGATATTACAACAGATGAATTTGACGAATTTTTAGCACTTGCAGTAGGCAATGCGGAAGAAGAAGAAAGTGAGGGATAATATGACAGAGAGTGAAGCTATCGAAGAACTAAAATATGACTGCAATGAACTTGGTAAGGCAATCCCTTGTGATACTTCATGGGGATGTTCTTTTGAAAATGCTTATGGAATGGCAATACAAGCACTTGAAAAGCAAATTCCTAAGAAACCGCTATATATTGCAAATTTAGGTTGTACAGCATTATGGTTATGCCCAGTATGCGAAAGAAGAATAGTTAGAAGCGATTTAAAGTACTGCCACCAGTGCGGACAGAAGTTAGATTGGAGTGATGAAGAATGAGATTGATTGATGTAGCAGACCTTGAAAAATTCATACGCGAGAATGTATGTGTCATAGGAGATGACCATTTATTGTTAGTCGCAGGGAATGACGGTAGGTGGCACGAAGCATTACCGCTCGTAAAGACCTCCTATGACGTAGATAAGGTTGTAGAGCGTTTAAAGAAAGTATCATACGAACGGTTCGGGAATGACGGCATGGGCGGAGAGCTTGTAGTTAATTTGGATGATGCAATCGAGATCATAAAGGGTGGTGGTAAAGAATGAGATTAGTTGATATTGGAGACGTTGAAAAGGCTATCAGAGAATATTTCAAAAAGCAGATTGACAAGGGAGCACCTAGCGAGTGGTCAATACTTGAATATAACGCAGATTTGCAGGATATAATGGCACATAAAGTACCTACTGCATTTAATACGGACCGCTTAATTGACCGACTTAACGAAGAATCAGATGCATCTTGTGAAAACTTCGACAAATACGCCGACGAACACGCCATTTGCAAAAATGAAAATACATTTTCTGATGGACTTATCAGGGCGGTAGAAATTATAAGGGAGTGTGAATCAGATGGGAATGGTTGATGAGCTACGGCGGATGCAAGTAGAGAGTGCAAACAGAAATTTCAAGCCGGATTATAAATGCCCCATATGCAAAGACACACACATTGTAATCGTTAAGGATGCAGATGGTAGGTCGGTAGCAAGAGATTGTGATTGCATGGCGCAAACAGTATATCGCAGATTGATGAAAGCAAGTGGCATTGATGCGGAAGATGTGAATGTTCGATTTAATGATTTCCAGACGTTTAGTGAACCGGAATTACAGATTGCGAAAGCAACCGCTGCTAAGTATTGCAAGGATTTACCGATGCAACGATACCAGAAGAACAATAGTTTATTGCTTACAGGACTTCCGGGAAGGGGTAAGACAATGCTTGGATTTTGCGTTGCAAATCAGCTTATCAAGAATGGCACACCTGTTCAGTATGTAAGTTACCGGGATGCAATTACACGTTTGAAACAGAATATTACAGACAACGTGGAGTATTCAGAAGAGATTAACCGCATGAAGAATGTGAGCGTTCTGTTTATTGACGATCTGTTCAAGGGGAAAATCACAGAAAGCGATATCAACATTATGTACGAGCTTATCAATCACAGATACTTGAAGCGGTTGCCTATGATCGTTTCAACAGAGAAATATCCGAAGGATTTGCTTTCGGTTGATGAAGCTCTTGGGAGCAGAATCATTGAGATGTCTAAGGGTTATGTGGTCGAGTTCAAAGAAAGTGGCAATTACAGATTGAGGTAGTATTTATGGATGAAGAAAGAAGGTTTGAAGATGGCGAGAAAAAAAGGATTTGGAGTAAGCCCAATCACAAACAAAATTTTTTATGGAACGCAAGACACAGAAAAACAGATGTGGGTTGGCGATAAAACAGATGTTACAGATGATGTTATAGCTGCTGTATATGAATGGTTTATTGGTAACATGGAAAATGAACACGGAAAGCGCACAGAGTATTCAATCACATACCCGGATTCCGATTATGAATTGGTTATGCGGAAGAAAGAGTAAAAATTCAGAGAAAGGAGGCAGATAGATTTGTCCGGACATAAATCGCGATTTGCTATCCTTTAAAACTATGAGTAGTACATATCACAAAAATATTGCAGAGGGAAGATGCGGTCAATGTGGAAAAATCAATGATCGGACGGGAAAATCTACGTGTTCTGAATGTGCGAAAAAAGACGTTATAAATCAAACGGAGACACGAAATTGGTATAGAAATCATGGATATTGCCCTCGATGTAAAAAAAATAAGCTCATGGGGCAAGAAAAAACATGCGTTGAATGTAGGGCAAAGGACGCAGAATCAAAGGCAAGAGAAAGAGAACGAGAAACGCAGGAAGATAAAGACAAAAGAAACGAATATGCAAGAATAAGGTATAAAGTCAAACAAAGCGCCGGAGTTTGCCCTAGATGTGGTAGAAAAATGACGAAAAACACTAGTGCATGTGAGAGTTGCCTAGAAAAAAACAGAACAGGAACGCCGGTTTCAGAAAATGGAAAAGATCGAGTGAAAATGGGATTGTGCTATTGGTGTGGGGTTCCTGTAAAGCCGGGGTACAAGGTTTGCGAGAAGCACTATCAGATGAATTGTGAAAAAGCAAAGAAAACGAACAGAGAAAAAATGTCTAAGAGCAATAACAGATTGTTTATCAAATAAAAAGGAGAAATGGCTTATGAAGTTTTCAAGACTTACTAAGCCAGAAATTGAGGGGATTCTTGCTAAAGCAAACTTTACGGATGAAGAAGAACAGATTTTTAGAATGCTGTGCCGGGGAAGCACAATATCGGAAATAGCATATAGGATGTCTATATGCGACAGGACAGTAAACAGGAAAATTAGTTGCATACGAGACAAGATATCTCGTGTTGAAGGAGATGGTGATAAATGGTTATAGTAACCATCGAGGGTAAGGAGATTGATGTTGAAAATATTGAATTGCCAGATGAAGTGTTAAGGATGATTGCAGAAGCGATTGACAGTAAATAAAGAATGAACTAAAATGTGTCGCAAGTGTAGTAATGCGGCACATTTTTGATAGGAGGTATAAAAAATGGAATGTGTTGCATACATGCGTGTCTCGACAGAAAAACAGGCAGAAGAAGGAAACGGACTTGAAAGCCAAAAGCGAGACATAGAATTGTATTGTAGAAAAAACGAATTGATTATTTCTGATTGGTACATTGATGACGGATATACCGGTGCTAATATGAATAGGCCGGAGTTGCAAAGGCTAATAAACGATTGCGGCAGAAAACGTGTGAAATGTGTTGTCGCATTCAAACTTGATAGATTGTCAAGAAGTATGGTTGACGGAATATACATGATTGAAAGAGTTTTTCAACCCAACAACGTGCAATTTAAGTGCGTTCACGATTCAATATCTTATGACAGTCCGATGGAGCAGGCATATACTCAAATGATGGCTGTATTTGCACAGCTTGATAAGAATACTATGATGCTTCGTATGCGTGGAGGAATGCTGGAACGTGTCAAACAAGGGTATTGGATGGGTGGAGGGAATACGCCTTATTGTTATACATACAGCAAAGAAAAAGGCATATTGATACCAATTCCGGAACGAGCAGAACAAGCGAACAAGGCTATTGATTTGTTTATCGCCGGAAATTCCGATGTAGCGATTCAAAGAATTTTAGGATATACAAGCGAATTGGTTGTAAGAAGCATATTGACAGGTGTTGTAAACATAGGGATGATTCCGTATAAAGGGAACATATACCAAGGACTTCACGAACCTATTTTTGATAAAGATAAGTTTGAGATGGCACAGCAAATAAGAAAATCAAGAAGAAGCAAAAAATCTTATTGCCAAAACCTTACTCCCAATATGCTTACAGGTCTGTGCTATTGTGGAGTTTGCGGTTGCAAGATGCGTTATCAAAAATGGACGAATGGAGTTAGAAAGATTTATTGCTGCTCACGGAATAAGGATTTGTACTATCTTCCGAACTTTAACAACGATTGCGATAACTCTATAGAATGGGCGGATAATATCGAGAATATTGTTGAATCGGAAATGCTGAAAATATCTGTAAATCTGTCAAAATATAAGCCAAAAGAAAAAGAAAACAAGATAGACATAATGCAGTCGCAGTTAGATAAGGAAAAATCAAAATTGAAACGGCTGTATGAATTATACGCCGACGGAAACGATACAGTCTTAGATATGATAAAAGATCAGGAATCAAAAGTAAAAAACCTCGACGATTCAATCAAGGAAGAACAAAAGTCCGGAGACAACAATCCGAAAAAGCAATTTGTTTACGAGAATATTAAAAAACTTGCCGATGTTTGGGACGACATCGACAAGCCAGCTAAAAACAAGATATTAAAGACTATAATAGACAAGATAATTATAGTCAACGGAAATGTGGAAATTCAATTAAAGAATTTTTAGCACCTACTATACGCCGTGGGTACAGCGTAGGTACTGAATTTGACATCCAGTGTCTGATCGAAATTATCCAGTGCTTTGATCAGCCCGATGCAGCCGACCTGAAAAAGGTCATCGGAGCTTTCGATGTTGTTGCCGGAGAACCGTTGGATCACACTCAGAACAAGTCGGAGGTTTCCACGGATAAATTCTTCTCTGGCACTTTTATCCCCTGCGTTCATGCGGGCGAAGAGTGCCCGCTTTTCATCCTCAGAAAGCAGTGGGAGCTTGCTTGTGTTGACTCCACAGATTACTACTTTATTTCCAGCCATAATTTCGTATCTCCTGTAATCCTTTTGTTCACTACTAGAAAGGATTTACAAATCTGTGGAAAGCTATACAATTTTTGGTTTCCAGTTTCTGGCTATATGGCAAAGAATCTGTAAAAAATACCAATTTTGCATAAATCCTTGCCAATTTTGCATAAGTGTAAAAAATGCCATTTTTATATGCTATGATACGAACAATGGGTAATCCCAGAAACAAAAATAAAAAGCTGAGAGGAGAGAAGCGTATGCAAAAATGGAAAGTTTGCAAGAAGTTGATGGCGGTCATACTGACACTCTGTATGGCGCTGCCGTTGATTTCAAACCAGTACCTGGTTGTACGGGCGGAAGAGACCGGAACCGGGACAACGACATCCTATATGGATGTAGATGATTTACAAATTGGAACGAACAAGGTGAGGTGGGAAAAGGAAACGGTTTCATACCCTATTTCAAATTCTGAAACTTCTACATGGACAGGAAAGGTGTTGCATATAGACAAATTAGATGATGAAAGTTATACTTTGAAATTTAAGTATGATGGGGATACTTCAAATCTTGTTTATGAGGTAGACATGTATAGTTATGAAAATGGTTGCATGATTCCACATGGTTCCATCATGGTAATAGGACTTGGCAGTGATGAAGGGTATTGCTATCTGCAAGGTGGATATGAATATTGGATAAATATTAGGAATGATCTTTATTCTGAAGATCAGACGGAAGAAAATGATATTACAGTAGAATTGCAAAAAAACACGCAATATGAAGAAAGTGACATTACAGAAGTTACTGGTGCATTAGAAGAAAACATAAAAGTAACCGATTATATGCTTGGAAGCTTTAAGGGAACAGAGATTAACGGAAAAATGTACAAGATTACATTAAGTCCAGATACTAAAGTAAAAATACAGGCATTTGGTTTTGATGATGATGCACTGAGCATTAATGTATTAAAGAAAAATGACAATCAATTGGAATATGCAGGCATACAAGACAATTATTTGGAAAATTTAACTGATCAGGAAGCAACTTATTATATCTATTCAGGATATTATGGATGTATGCAGGAATTTAGAGTTGTATTTGGAGAAATAATAAAACAAACTACGCCAATTGATATTGACAAAGCTACAGTTACAGATATTAAGGTAGGTGAAAATTTTACTCTTAGTAAAGAAGAAAAACAGCGATTGAAATATGATTATTTGCAATATCGAGATACAACAAAGGATGCGTCGACTATAACAACAGAAAAAAAGGAGGCACATTGGGCAAGATTGTGTGTTCCGGAAGGGTGTGTATATGAAGTAATTATTCCAAAAGGTAATATTACTATGATGAAATATGATTCAAATTGGAATGTATATGAAAGATTAAATCTTGAATATGGAAATTCTGGGGATTATTGGGAAGCTACAGAGGGAACATATTATTTTTATAGTACGAACGACAATGAAGCTAATATTTCCGTTACCGAACTTTCGGATGTGTCAACAATAAAAGAAAATGCCGTTGAGATTACAGAAGAAAATGTAAAAAATGGTCAGGTTGAGCATGAAAATGGTTCAAAGTTTTATAAGTATTGTTCAGCAATGCTGGATGGAAAGGCAAATTATCAGGCATCGCTTGGAGTTTTATATAAAATTACGGTTCCTGCAGGAGCGATATATGTAGTTGATGGAACAGTTGGTTATGCAATTGTGTATGACAGTGAGTTTAATTATGTAACCAATAATGGAAAAATGGAGAACACATCAAATGAAGCGAAGTCTTATTATGTATGGAAAGTAACTCATTCATATGATGAGAATGCCAATATGCAGATTAAGACGATCACTTCAAAATTGGCTGAAGAAAAAACAAATGCCACTTTGTTACAAGTTGGAACATCTGAAACATATCAATACGATGATTCTGATGACACATATATAAGCATGCTGGCTTACAATTATGGGGAAAGTACATATGTAATAGAGAATGCTAAGGTGTACGCGGTTGATCCAGGAATTTATACATTAAATGTGAAATCAGATAATCCAGATGTAAATGCAAAATTATATCTTTTTGAAACAGATGATTTGCATGTACATACAGGGGATTTGCTAGATTATGAATCAGGTTATAGTACAAAACTGAATTTGAGTGAGGAAAAAAATGTTCCAATCAAATTGTTGAACAAAGGATATCTTGTGATTTCAGGAGATGCAAGTCATCTGGATTCATCAATCGTACTTACTTTAAATAAGGACGAGGATAATCGCCTGTCTCAAAAGACAGATGAAATTTGTGAAATTTATAATGGAGAAAATGAGTGTATTAGTGAGCATGATATATATACGGTTGTAACTGCAGGAGACGGGTATAACATTTACAATCAGTTATCTGGAGTATGGTATAAGTATAATTTGGATGCCTATACAGAGGTTGAAATTACAGTTCCATTAAGCGGAGAAATGTATGTGTATTCAAATCCAGAAGAACCAGCAATTAGATATATTGAAACATATGGAGGAAGTTATACATATAAATATAAAAATGAAGAAATGACACCATGTGAATTGTATATATGTGTACAGCAAAATCCGAGTTATACGCCAGCGGTAAATGTTATTACCGTGGATGCATATAGCTTGGCTGGCGATATTACTCTGAAACAAAGTCAGGCAACAGAACTCAAGCCGGGGAGCTTTACAACATCGAAAGATGGGGTTGACTGGGTAATGATGCCAGATGATTATGACGAGAATGGATATATAAATGAAGTACGTTCAAGGGGAAAATTGTATAAGCTTTCAGTAGATTCAAAAAGCAAAGTTGATATTAAATATGATGATTCGGATTTATCGGTATTTGACGATTTATTAGAACTTCCTTTTGCAAGAGGAAATAAAGAGGTTGTATTTAACAATTTGTCAAAGGACACGAAGGTCTATTATATTTGGATCACCGGAGAGAATGACGATGTAACAGGAACAGTTGAAATAACGCCTTTGGAGAAAAGAGAAAATGGAAATAAAATAGAAACAACAATTCCGTCAACAGGGACAACGACTGTTACAATCGAAGAGGATAAGAACTCAAACGAAGCAACAATAAAGACTTCATCTACAGAGGATAAGGGTATTTCTTCAGAAGCAATCGAGGAAAGTATAAAAATAGCAAATCAGTACAATTCGGATAACGAAGGTGAGACAAAGATAACAAGCATTCAGACTTCTTATACAGATGGTGCGCAGGCAACCGTATCTTCAGATGTATTGAACAGCTTGAAGGATGCAGAAGTTTCTCTGGAGGTCAGCAAGAAAGCATCGGACGGAACGATAGAATATACATGGAGCTTTGATGCAGACTCCCTGAAGGAAACGGATGTCACAAGTGGCGTGAATACGAAGCTGGAAGTGTTTGAGGATGCAGAAGGCTATGAGGATCAGAAGGTAGTCGATGAATTGACTGATCCAGATGCAACGAAGTGTGTAGTGGCATTTGCACATGATGGTAAACTTCCAAAGAATACGAAGGTAACAATCGCAGTTGGTGACCAATATGCAGATGGAACTACGGTTTATTACTACCATATCAACAAAGAGACAAATATATTAGAACCGATCGACAGTGTTGTAGTAGAAAATGGCATGGTTACATTGGTACTTAGCCATTGCTCTGATTATGTAATATGCGACAAGAAGGTTTGCAAGCATGAGAACACAGAAGTCAGAAACGCAAAGGAAGCAAGCTGTACAGAAGCAGGCTATACGGGTGATACTTATTGTGTGGACTGTGACACGAAGCTTGCAACAGGTGAAGTGATCGCCAAGAAGGATCATACATCCAGTGACTGGATCGTAGATAAGGCAGCAACCGTCGAGGCAGCAGGAAGCAGGCATAAGGAATGTACCGTCTGCAAGACCGTTCTTGCAAAGGAAGCAATCGCAAAGCTTCCATCACCAACACCGACACCAGAACCAGTTGTGATACCGGATGTGACAATCCGTTACACAACCCATGTACAGACCTTTGGCTGGCAGGGCGACGAGAACAATGCAAGCAAGTGGTTTGTAAATGGTAACATGGCTGGTACAAGTGGCAAGGCAAAGAGACTGGAAGGCATCAAGATCCGTGTTTACGGAAATGACAACCTTGGAATCCAGTACACAACCCATTGCCAGAGCTACGGCTGGTTGCCTTGGTCCGCAAATGGTGAGATGAACGGAACTGAGGGTGAAGCAAAGCGATTAGAGGCAATCAAGATCCAGCTTACAGGCGCAGATAAGGATAAGTACGATGTTTATTACAGAGTTCATGCACAGTCCTATGGCTGGCTTGGTTGGGCGAAGAACGGTGCACCATCTGGAACCGCAGGCTATGCAAAGAGACTCGAAGGAATCCAGGTTGTTGTAGTGAAGAAGGGCGCAGCTGCACCGGGTGTCAACTACGCAAGTGTTAATGCAGCATCTGGCGTACATCAGGCAAAGAGTTATATTGCAAAGGCTGGTTCTTCTCCAGTCGTTGGCAATCAGGCAACTTCAAATACAAATCCAAGTGTGGCTGGTGAGGCAAAGGTTAATGTTGCATACCGCACACACGTACAGACCTTTGGCTGGCAGGGATGGAAGTATAACGGACAGATGAGTGGTACTTCCGGACAGGCAAAGAGACTTGAAGGCATCAATATCAAGCTTACAAATAAGCCATACAGTGGAAGCATTGTTTACACAACCCATGTACAGACTTACGGCTGGCAGGGAAATGAAAACAATCCAAATACTTGGAGGCGCGATGGAGATATGTCTGGTACAAGTGGCGAGGCAAAGCGTCTCGAAGCAATCCGTATTGCACTGACTGGCGAGATGGCAGAGCATTACGATGTATATTACCGTGTACATG